ATGCTGCCGCTGCTGCCGCTGCTGCCGCTGCAAGAAAACAAATGAAATTAAAGCAAGTAGCAATTATCAAAGAGTTTATTGGTGTTAATCCCTTTGCAAAGGTCTAACCAATGAACGAAAATGAAGCTACGCTGTTAGCAGTATTAATACTGCTATGCGTTGTATTATCTTCTTCGCCAAAAGGCGACCAATGAACCGTTGGACCAAAGAAGACAAAGCAGAGGTGCTATACACAATCCTCTGTACGCTTATAATCGCAGCGATATTCTTTCCATTCTTCAAATACACAATCATCACCGTTATCCTAGGAAACTAACATGTCTACATGGAAAGTGCAGATATTCGGCAAAGAATGTAGTGAAACATGGGAGATTTCTGTTGTAAGAACAGACAACAAGCATGGTCAAGAATCATGGGGCTGGTTCGACTAAAATAAATTACTAGTAAGCCATAATGGAGGACCATGCCGTTGGCCTCTTACAAAATTCGTATTGGATAGACAAGTGCAGATAGCGCACGATCTATGCAATAACTTAAACACTAAGGAAACACCATGAAACAAGAACTCCGCAACGACTGCATCGACGAAGCAATGTCAATGCAGATCAACGGTCGTAATCAAGAGAATTACAAGCACTATGCATTTGTAATTCAAAACGGACGTATTGTGTCATATGGATGTAACACTCGCGTAACACATAAAACGATTTATACTCGTACTACACCTGATGGTGTTACACTGTATAGTTTGCATGCTGAGTTTGTTGCATATCAGAAAGCCAAGAAATCAAAACTGTTTAATATCGAAGAACCATTTGATATTCTTGTGCTACGATTGAATAATCACTTACGGCTGATGGACAGCAAGCCATGCCGTATCTGTGAAAACTTCCTCTCACACACGTCGTGCCGTCGTGCCTATTACTCAAAGAGTAATAGTTTCACGATCGAAGGTAACGACTACGTGCAGATACAGTGAAAGGAAATAACAAATGAAATATATAATCCTATCTAGAGTATGCGTGTTTCTAAACAAAGAAAAGTTAGATGATTTTGCTGAATTAGTAGAAGATTACACAAAAGAAAGATGGGTACCTGTTGGTGGTGTATGTATTTCGATGGACGCCAATCGTAGCCCATCAGAATTTATAGTTGCACAATCATTAACATTTACAAAGGAAGGTTAATCAATGAAAGTCTACCTAAACACATACAGCCATTATCCCGTCATATCTCTGTGTACAGAGCAAAACAGTGCATTTGATATGGTAGTAGATATTCCAGCTAATCTAGTAAAACAATATCAAGATGCAGAAGAAAAATATACTAAGATACAAGAAAAACTCTTATCATACTATAAAGAAGCCAAGAAAGGCTAACAAATGAACCTTCGCACCATCGACCCAAACACCAAATACGACCTACGTAGTGCAGTATCACTACGTAATGGTATCACACTATACGAAGCATTCCTAGCATGGTCACGCAAAGGCTGTGAAATTGCTAAGGATACAAGTAACCGTACACCTGAGGTACGTAGACGAATAGTACAGAGATGCTTTCGTAAGGCTAAGAATTGCTTTCATGTTAGAATGATGCCGGAGGTGTAAAATGCACACACCACAGATCCTAATTATAATTCTGTTTACAATCAGAGTAACATATGCTGCATGCTGCAACGGAGAAAGTAGAAAGATAGTTGGATGGGCTACGTTTATTAATGTAGTATTACTAACAGCACTGCTGTATTGGGGAGGTTTCTTTGGGTAACTCACCTGAAATTCACACACAGAAATATGTATACATAGAAGACATCGTTGAGTCGTTCAATCTCAATAGTGAGCAAGCACACGATCTTTTAACAGAAAGCACAACTGTTACATTCGGAGATGATGCAGAGGTATTCATCTCTGCTAATATACTGAAAAACATCTTTTCTGATATTTGTAACATTCCACTATCTGATTATCTTAGCTCGTTGCACAGCAAGCAAATTCAAATTCTCATCCATCGTGGTTAATAGCCACACAAACAAGGAACGCAACATGCGTAAGCCCACCCGTCGTATCAACGACACGTTCAACAACAATACTGCACTAAAGATAATTGCTTTAGTGCAGCACACTCCAACACCTACAATTCACGAAGTTAGAAAACTTCTTGAGAGTGTTGGTAAGATTATTCGTACTAACTACGTTCGTCGTGTTGATGTTGTAGGATTGAAGAAGACTCATAAAATCAAAAGTATCGAAGAAGGAAAGACAAAGGCCCGCTGTAAGGCTGGTGATATTGTTAAGGCTCTGCATAGTATTAATAGTAAGTTAGGGCATAATCGTAAATGTATTATTATAGATGAAGTATCTAAAACATTAATGCCTATGGCTGTATCTCTGGAGAGTAACCATGGCACTGATGCAACGGTTAGGCGGTTTACTCCGCAGCCTAACTTTGCACCACATGTATTAAAGCAAGCAGAAGCGCGCATTAATCGTGTTAAACCTCCTACCACTGAAGTAACACCACCTACTAGAGCCGAGAAAAAGCGTACAGAGCAGCTAATCGCTGAACGCGAAGCCCGTCGCTCGCAGTTACAAGAAGAACGTAAGATTGCACTACAAAAGCTCGCTGATAAGATTGACAAGTTAAAAGCTCAGGTGTAACGTGCCTGATTTCAGCCACCGCATAGACTGCTCTACTGAGGTGCGAGCACACTATGTGAAAATGAAGTATGAGAAAATAGTAGTATTGAAACATCATCTAGCTGCTCTTACACTGACAGTAGATGGGCAGTTTGTATATATTGATGGGCTAATAACTACTGCTCAAGATCCAGGATACATACGTGGTTTGCTAGATGGCGTCAAAGAAACAATCACCGTTTACTACGAAGGGTAAACAATGCAACGCTATTCATCATTCGCAATTAATTCAATGCACGAGTCTACTGATGGCGAGTATGTAAAATACTCTGATGTAGAAGCATTGATTGCTCGCAATAATATTTTAGAAAAGTAATGGATAGATTTATAGGAAATATTGGTGATAAAAAGCTATTAAATGCCAAGTTAAATGTATTAAAGCCATATGCCACTACTGATACAGAAGCAAGATCAGTATGTGAATGTATTGAACTATTACTTTTACTACCTTGAAAGGATGATATATGCCATACTATATTCATAAGCCACATTGGTTTAGACGCGGATTAAAGCGTAAGTTTAAGGCAAATAAAGGATTGCATAGGGATTGTAGTAAAGCTTCGAGGGCTTATGTAGATAATCATGATGATTCATCTGTATTTAGAAGCTTCCGCCCATTTATGAGAGACTCTAGACACATGCAGAAAGGAATGGTGAAATATGCCACAAAGTGACCGCGCCCGTCGTGCCGCAGAAAAGCTGGAGCTTCTGAAACGCAACCTAGATAAAGATGTATTTATTATTGCATCAGGCACATGGTTACGTGTTAAGCTAAATGCAATACAAGTAAGTGAAGATCAGAAAACATATTGGTACTATACAAGTGCGTTCAATGAAAGTTTCAGAACTAACAATGTATATCTGACCATTCAATCATGCAATGCTGCTATTGCATCAAAGTGGCGTTGGATCAAAGCAGGTAAAGCAACACATAAGGATTTGAACTATGTCCATTCGTGAAGATGTAGCAAAGTATCTTCATAATAATGAGGTGCTACGACTAAACTGGCACTTATCGTATGCGTTTACTGATGAAATCTTAGCACTAGTTCAGAAAGGTCTAGAGAAAGAACTGACCAATGGGTCTAGTAATAACAAGAGTGAGACAGACAGTAGAGAAATTCAAAACATTCCCAGCTGATAAGTTTCATCTCTGCATACTAGTCAATGGGATTAGCTTCTACACTCGTATAGAATACGGCAGAAGTTACCCATTAACTAGAGCAAACTTCCCTGTTCCACAAACACTACTGCTAGAAATGAACCTAGCAACTAACACATGGAGAGCCTATTATGTATGATTTACAGAAATTACAAGAACAACTCACCGATGCAGTAATTGCTAATACTGCAAAAACTATTAAACTATTAGGAAATAGGATGCGAGAGTGCAGTTATATAAGCGATGATGCTCTTAATAGCTACTATAGATATAGAACAGAAGCAATAAAAAATAGTAATGAGAGGCTAACTCAAATTTCTAAGCTAATCACAGATATTCAGAACGATGCAACGTAAATAACACCTGATAAATATACAGAAAGGAGGTGATTATGGAGTTATCTCTTTATGATGGAGAAAGAGAAGTGAATATATTCTACCTTCACCCTTGTGCCGCAGTATCTGCGTCCTACATGCATGATAAGCATGTAGTAAAAATGATAGTAGAATCTGCACAATTACTATCCACAGCAGCACAGATGGTTTGTATGGAGCGTGATACTAGACTCTACAAACCATGTTATATCAATCATCCATGCGCTGTGTGGACTAGATTATCAGTAGATAATTATGAGTGGTTATATCAGCACTATATATCTCTTATCAAGATATATGAGTTCACATATAACGACGAGCATCGTAGTGCAGAACTAATGAAGGCATTAAAAGAATATCTAGTTCTTATGCCTAAAACAGGCTTTACTGAGCCACCATTATGCATGCCTGATGAGTATAAAGTACCTAATGTATCACATTATATCTCATATCGTAAGTATTATCTAGCCGAAAAAGCTAAAAAGCGTCACTACCGTCGTATCAAACCACCATATTGGGTACAAGAGTACCACAACGCTAGGAGTAACCACGCGATAGAAACAACAGTATATTTACCAACAAAATCGGATCTTGAAGAATTGTCGTCGGATCAGTCAGTCTCAGACGAAACCTAAAAGACACTTTCCGCTTGCATTCATCATCAAGTAGGGTATAATAGTCTTACACCCGGACACCAACCCCACCCGGCCCGTCCAGCCAATGGCCGAAGGTCCAACACCTTCAAAAGAAAACAACAAAGTAAGAAAAGAATATAACATGCCTCTCCCCGCCGCTATCACTAAGTCAGTCGCTCCTACCACCACTGCAACCGCTCCAGTTACTGCGGCTGCTACAAATGCAGTTGAGACTTCTGCTCCAGAAGCATCAGCCGATAAGAAGGTTTCACATATCAAGCAGTTCGCATCAGTTAAGGATGAAGCCGGTAATCTGATTCCTGTTCCTCGTCCACTTGGTGTTGATCTAGTTGAGTTCGCTAAGGAAACCTACGCTTTCGTCAATGACAAAGCTAAGGCCCTTGGTGCCGAGCTAGCTGAGCTAGTCGAAGCTGCTGATAGCCTAGATAAGGAAACCATCCCCGGTTCTAAGGAAGGCAAAATCACCTACGGTTTCGCCAACATCCTAGTCAAGCTGTCAGACATCTACGATGCAACTCAGCGTAAGCGTGGCGCTGGCGGCTTCGCTGCTATCAAGGCTCGTGAAGCTGCTAAGGATGCTAAGATCGAACAGCTACAGAAGCAGCTCGAAGCCCTCATGGCTCAGCTTAATGGAGCAAAGTGATCGGACTAGGCAAACAACCCTAATAGCTGCCTAGATAATATATAAGGGGCAACACCCCTAGAAGTGCGAAAACAATAGTAGCGCTTCTAGGGGTTTGTTGTTTATATAGACTAGGAAATAACAATGATCAAACACTACGTATCATGGCGTGTATATGGTAAGACACTTTTCTTCTGCGATACAGAATACAAGAGTGTATACAACTACTTTCTGAAACATTGCCCAGGTACCGCAGATATTAAGACAAGGTTGTTTCAAGTAGAGGATGTAAAGAATGCTGATAAAATGGTGTATGCTGCGGTAACAGGTAACAAGGATGCATTTATCAAGAAATTATTTCAACAATTCGCTGATAAGTACACAGCAGGATGCATTATTCGTTATACACAGCAGGTGCTACGTGAGCATCCACCGAAGGTTAATGTTGTGAAAGATGAAGATTTATGTTTAATACCGTAGTATCTACGACACTTTAATTCTACTTGACTTTTCCATAAAGCCCGGTAGAATGCACTCAAGGACAAACAATGAGCATCATCTCACAGATGGAAGAAATCGACGCTAAGCGTAAGCAGCTTAAACGCTACAACGCTGATGTTCATTACAATTTTACACGTACCGACGATCTTAGAAAGCTGCTAGAAGAAGCTAAGAAGTCTCTAGCATATTATCAAGAATGTATACCGATGATCGAAGCTGAGTTAATTGCTATTGCTAAAGATACAGAAGCAAAAGAAAAGTATATTGTGAACTACAGCAGTAAGATTGAGAATATCGAAGAAGCAACAAAGCTAGCACTTAAGATTGCAAAGCTAGAAAAAGAGAAGGCTGCTGCAATCAAAAAGAATGCAAGAACACCTGTTAACTAAGCCGATAGGATAATACATGAGTAGCTTCGCTGATTTCAAAGACTTTTATGCTAGGCATAAAGACATCATTGCTAAGTATGAAGCTAAGCGAAGCTACGTCGAAACGTTGCTTGAAACAAAAGCAGAATCCGCTGATCCTGTGGAACAAAGTATCTTAGAAACTTGGTTACAAGCTGGTTCTACGTGGCTGCGAGACAATGAAGAAGAATACAATAAAGCTACTACAATATCTAAGTTATGTGAGAGTGATGTTAACTCTGTGTTTGAGTTATACGATTCAATCTATTCAACCCAATAACGAAAGACAATAATGTCAGATCCTCAATTTACTAATGATTGGTGTAAATTAGAAGGTATTACAATTAAAGAAGATGGAAGCCATGTGTTTACTTTGGCCTCTACTTTGATCAATAGATATAAGAATTTCAGTAGTGCGCTACATCTGATCTTTGGGCTATCATGGCATAATCATCGTGATTATCTACATCGGTGCAAAGAACATCTGATGCAAGTGTGGACTAAAGATCAAGTAGCAACGGAAGAATGGTTGCAACAGTTCGTTCAGTATTATATCACAGAAGTCGAACAATACCCACAGGATGGCTGAGCCATGGCTAAAACTAAGGCTGATCTAGAGCAAGAGATTGTTGAGAAGGATCGTAGTATTAGAATGTTAAAAGAGCGAATTGATGTATTATATCAACGTAAGACTAAGCGCGCTGTATTAGAACTTCATAATGCACGTAAGTACAGTAAACATATTGAGCTTGAATCGGCGAAAGTTTCTGCACTTAATAGTATTGCAGTGTCTTTAAGCGATATTAACAGTATTTTACGGCAGGCCGCAGAACCTAAGAACAAAGGTAAAAAGTCATGAAACTATCCAAACTAGTAAAGCAAATTGCAAAGCTAGTCGAGATTCCAGAAGATGACATTGATCCTGACCTAATTTTTGAAGCGTTGCCCGCTGGTACAGTGGAAGACGATAGTGATGTTGACCTAGAAGATGACAACACATTCGATCCACCCGAGATTGCAGACGAGTAATGCCTATCAAGCGCTATAACAATATTACTGGTGAATGGGAAGAAATATCACAATATCAATTCCGATTGATCAAACTTATAGCGCAAGGCGTCATTGATACTGGTCATTATCAAACTGTAAGGAATGGTAATGACCAGTTGTTAATGGAAACCTTCTGCGACCCGTTGAACCTTTGTATCTTAGAAGGCCCAGAATCAACGATACGCTACATGTTCGATCTATGGGATGAAGATTGTAAGCCAGTAGTAAACTTCCTAGTTAAAATATATAAGTCATGGCCTTCTGATCTAGGAGCAGAGAACATAGAGGCATGGCGAGACTTTATACTAGACTCCTACGATCTTCAAGAAGTATACGAAAGATTCCAGCTGATAAGTGACACTGGAAGTAAGTTAAAGAAACTACTAAAGCAGAAAATAAAGTATGCGACCAGACTTAGCAGACAGCTTGAGAAGATTAAATCTAATCGTAAAAAGTGGCGACAGAGCCGACGAGAACTTACTGGTGGCCGCTAAGTGCATAATGGCACTGATAACTGCACCTGCTGTAGTATTACAATCATATACCTCACTGAACGAAACGCATTACATGCATGAGTGCTTTATCTCTGAGATTATATGGGAATACTATGGTATAGGTAGGCGATACAATCCTTTTGCTTGGCATCTAATGAAGACTATTAAACAGTATGACAAGAAACAATTTGCTGATGTAGGATTCAACAAAGAGTTTATATCAGTGTATTGTAATATGATAGATACAGTAAACACCTTAGCAACCACAGAAACACAAATAGCACTTATATGAGCCGACCAAACGAAGTATTAGAGTCTAACTTTAGCAAGAAGTTTAGGCAGACTCTAGAAGCATATGGATGCTATGCGCCTTGCATATCAGGTGGTATGTTCACTGCTGGGCAGCCAGATACTACTGTAGTAACTAGGCAAGGTGCTGTGTTATTCGTAGAGTTTAAGATATGGCGTATGACAGGACCACCACAGAATAAGCAAGCAGTAGAAAACCTACTGAAAGGACCACAGATAGCAGTAATTAAGCACCGGCTGTGGAAGTATGGAGCAACCTGTGTTATAGTAGCACAGTTACATAACAATATAGATAAGTGTGCTTATACAGATGGCACTTACTTTGATGTAGTAGAGTGGAAAACTTTAGCTAAGTCGTTAAGTGAATTGAAGCCAGCACCGATAGTATAACAGATATACCTAACAAGAAAGAAACAATATGTTCTCCGTAGATATGTTCAGTGCTACTGAGCTTATTTTAGTTCCAGATGCTTACGATCCTGTTGAGCATTCAAAGTTTCAAGGCTTTACAGAACGTAAGTGGGCTAATAATTCTGACTACAAAGGTTGGATTGTACCTTGCAATCCTAAGTCAGTAGAATATCTGAATAGCGTATGGCGTGAGAATGCTGACTTCACTCTAAGTGAATCAGCACGCATGATGATTATGTTTGAGACATTGACTAATAAGGTCAATGCTAAGAAAAGTATCAAGCGTTGGGAGTATTTATTTGATGATAAGATTACTGATTTCTGCTACCCGTCGAACCGTCGGCCCTTTGACCATCAACGTGTAGCAGTAGAAGCAATGTATGGTGCTGAGTATTTCGGACTACTCATGGAAATGGGTACAGGAAAGACAAAGTGCATTGTAGATGAGTTAAAGCTATATCAAATTAAGATGAATGAGCAGAAAGAGATGTTACGCTGTATCATTGGTTGCCCTAAAGCACTAATGGTAAACTGGAAGCGCGAACTAGAATCAGAACTCAATACCTGTGGCGACTGTGTAATTGAGATTCTTAACAAGGGTGATTTCAAAGCTATTGAGCAAGTATACTCATGCATGAAGTCTAAAGCATCTACAAAGGTGCTAATCGTATCTTATGACTCCTTTGCCACCCTTCTCAAAATCTTGCTTGCTTTCAAGCCGGTTTATCTATGCTGCGATGAGTCTCATTATCTTAAGAATGGAGAATCGCAGCGATGGAGGGCCGTTAATGAAGTTGCTAAGAATACTTCGATACGACGGATTCTTACAGGTACACCAGTCTCTAATAATATTCTGGACGTATTCTCACAATTCCAACTGTTACGTCCCGGTTGTCTTGGATTTAACACATATAATGCCTTCAAGAGAGAGTATGCAGAAGTAGAATCTACTGGACAATTCGAGAAGATTACAGGGTTTAAGAACGTCGAACGCTTAAAAGAGAATATGGCTGCTATCTCTTTTATCGTTAAGAAAGATCGTTGCTTAGACCTTCCAGCTAAGATGTATGAAACAGTAGCTATTGAGATGCCTGCTAATGTTCGCGATATTTATGAAGAATTTTCTAATAACTTCTATGTTGCTCTAGCTGGCACAGATCAGGAAGTTACTACTGAATACATCATTGTTCAGATGTTAAAGCTGTGCCAGATTTGCTCTGGATACGTCGTATCGCAGGATATGAATACCACAGAAACCACAATTGACGCCGATGGTAATATCGTTCCTAAGGTTATCACTAATCTAACAGAGATTCCTGGTGGTGATTACAAGCTAGAACAGATGCTTGATGATATTGAAGAAGCTGTGCCAGAGGGTAAAGTTATTGTATGGGCTAGATTTAATCATGATATTCTACGTATCGTCGAGCGTTTGAAAGCTAGAGGTATTCGTGGCTGCCCTTTCTACGGTGCGACGTCTGGTAAAGAACGTCAACAATACATTGATGACTTTAATGGTGAATCTGATCTAGATGTATTCGTAGCTAACGCTGGTGCTGGTGGCGTAGGTCTAACACTACTAGGCCCAGCCAGTAAAACAGTTAAGACTGTTTATTACTACAATAATGATTTCAGCTACGGCAAGCGCAATCAATCAGAGGACCGTTGCCATCGTATTGGCTTAAAGAATCCTATTCTGTATAAAGATTACTGTTACGCTAATAGCATTGAAGAATACATTGCTACGAAGTTACAGCAAAAGAAAGACCTATCTGATGCTGTTAAGAATGTAGGCGAGATTAAAGAACTACTCCTAGCCAATCGAGGATAATAACATGAGCAAACGAATCTTAGGTATCGAAGTATCTTCCATCTACAAAGATGTTGCTGCTGGACTAGCTCATATGGATAATACAGAGCAAGCCGAGTTCTTCGGTATATTTGCCGATGAACTTAAAGATGCTTGTGGAACTACCTATCATACAGAGGTGCAGATGCTCGATGTAGCTAAGGAAATGACTTTAGAACAACTGGATGTATTTAAGATTCTTAATAGCGAAAGGCAATAAATGCTAAACAGTAATGACATATTAAAGAAGTTAGAATGTGGCGGTATCAAAGCGTACTACAAGAATACACCTGTAAGTAAGGATTTTCTTACAATCAATCCTAACAGTGTTGATGTTACTTTAGGTGCTAGTGTACTACGTATTGATCCTAGTGTCGAAGTTATTGATGTATTAGATAATACTTCGTTACGATGGTACGAAGATATTATTCGTCCAGAGGGTATGCTTATTATGCCAGATGAGTTTCTGCTTGCTACAGTAAATGAAAGATTTTCTTGTGGTAATGCTATTACTCAAATGTACGAAGGTCGCAGTACCATCGCTCGTATAGGCTTATTCACACATATATGTGCTGGATTTGGTGACATTGGTTTCGACGGAAATTTTACACTAGAGTTAAAGAATGTAAGTAACAAACCAATTAAGGTATATCCTGATATTCGTATTGGACAAGTAGCATTTATAGAGACTAAGAGTTTTCTATCTAATGAAGAATTATATCTTGGTGCTTATCGTCATCAGTATGATCGACCATTGCCACCTGTTCTAGGTGAAGATCGGATGTTCCAATGAGTAAATCATGGCTTGATCGTCAAATAGAAAAGCTGCCTCCTGAAAAGCAAAAGAAAGTACACCAGTTATCTAAGAAGATAATTAAAAATAATAAGGATAAGAAATGAGTAAAGTTATTATTCTTGTAAATAAACATAATGAAGACTACTCTGCACTAAAGGAGTTCGGAGAAATAGAGTTTGCTTATCAATCAGTGAATAAAGCATATGATAACTACGATGACTTTATTGACCGACTGACTAAGTTGTTTGAAGAAACTACTTATGATGATAAAGTTGTTTTGAATGGGCCAGCTTGGTTGATTGGATTTGCTAGTTATTTGTGGCTAACACGAAACTTACCTGCGATCGTCGGTTCTGCTACAGGTATTATTCATTTTAACTCTAACAAGGCTAAGTATTATGAAGTACAAGCCTCTAACATTTAAAACTAAGTCATGACACAAATAGATGTACTATTCTGGTTTACAGGTATCATGATATGGGTTACCATATCAGTTGTGCTAGCTACAATAGTAGTTGTGGTTAGCACATACATAGTAGTTACAGCTAGGCAAAGGGTTAAGAACTGGTGTATGATTAGATATATAATGAAGTATGATATAAGTCTTGACGACATGGATGATATTAGGAACGCTTGTGATTATGCTAGTTACAAACATGGAAAGCCATTTAAGGATAAGAAGGATTGCTATGATTGGATTTTATGTGTAGCAGAGAACTTCAAACATAGAAAATCATTAGATAATAACAAGGAAACACCATGAACCTAACATCAAAACAAGTAGAAGAAGCAACAGTAGAAAAATGTAATGCTTTAGAGAAGATCATTAATGATTTATCTGAAACCATCGACCCGTTGGTATTTGGTACTGGTCAAGCAGACCTAGATGTACAACTACGCCTATACATTACAATGGATTTCCTATTAGATACTTGCTCAAGGCTAACTAAGATTTGTAATACTAATCAGCCTATTGTTGCTGAACGCGCACAGAAGTTAATGGTTGAGCGTGACATGGATAGTATTGAAATGTTCGGTAAGAAGTTTTCACCTGATACAAAGACATATGTATCAGTGAACGCTGCTAATAAGCCAGGAATTATTGCATGGTTACAGAAGCAAGAGTCTGGTAAAGAGCTAGTTAAACTAGACTTCAATGCTAAGTCCTTTGAATCTTATATAAAGAAAGAGATTCTGGATAAAGGTGCAGAAGTACCAGAAGGTGTGTCATGCTTCGATAAACCAATACTCACTGTTAGAAAGTCTCGGTGATGTATGGGTTGCGATTGTATTAAGAGTACAATCACACAGATAAACAAAGGAAACCTTGATGAAGTAACAAAGAAAGCAAAGATGAAAACAGTATGCCCTAGGTGTACTAGTAACATGACGATCAATCACAACAAAGGAACCGTCGAATGCTTGAGTCCAACGTGTGGTTATTCCATTCCATTATCGCAGTGGTAATACTAGTGCTTGCTGGCAAATCACTTACAGGATACTTAACTAGTAGTGATCTATTAGAGAAACTTCGATTGAAGTATCCTATCTTTCATCAGAAGCCTTTCTCTTGTGCATACTGTATGAGTTTTTGGGTATCAGCATTAATGGGATTATTCTGGTGCTACTTCTTTGGATACTATAATCCTATTGTATTTATGTGCATATGGTTTGCTATTCATAGAATGATTATGCAAGCGTACTGGTAAAGTTTTTCTTGACTTTTAGATAAAGTATGGTATAATGAAAATCCATGCCTCAAACGGGCATGCAACCCCGTTACTTCTAGGCAAGTAACACAACGAACGAAAGAATCCAATGAGTAACGAACTATCTATCTACAACGGAGCCGAAGATTTCGCTGACATGCGCCAGAGTGATATTCTCACTCCACGCATTAAGCTCATGCAATTCACATCACAAGAAGTTAAAACACGTAAGCGTAATGCTGGCGAGTTCGTATCACAAGTCGATAACGGTGTATTAATTCCAGCTGATAAGTCTAGCTTAGTAGTTCCACTAATGTTCTGGCTACAGTGGATTGAATGGAACCCTGATCGTGCAGCACCAAAGGATAAGTTAATTTTGGATCAATCAACTGACCCACGCGGAGCTTTGGCTAAGCGTGCAGAATCATTTGAGAAGATACAAACTAAGAACGGTCCTAAGCTGGCAGTAACAGAGAACTATAATTTCCTTCTAGCACTACCAGAGATCAGTGGTAACTACACTGATATTTATATTTATAGCTTTGCTCGTAGCTCGCATAAGATTGGTAAGACTTGGCTTAACCGTATGCAGCGTATTCGTCATGGTGGTAATATTGCGCCTATCTGGATGCATGCATGGCCTCTGTCATCTAAGGTAGAGAAGAAAGAGAATGACGAATACTGCGTTCCTGTGATCGGTGATGCACAACAGATTCCACAGGATTCATGGGATCAGTTGAATGAGTTGTCTAAGCAATTGAAATCACGTAAGGCAGAGATGGCTGCCCGTGCTGCTGCATCAGAAACTAGTGAACATGCAGAAGGTGAAGGTAATCAAGCTAAGACTGGCGAGCAACCGCCGTTTTGATGATAACTATTCTTTAGTTATAATTGATGATGTGTGAGCCTCTAGTAAGCTAGTGATAATCATTCACAGCAATGTAATAACACTAAAGAGCAACCACACCTTGGCAGTAACTAACTAGACGTAGGAAGTTACTATTAACGATAAATAATTGCTATGGCTATTCTAGTTTGCCGGGTCCTAGAATTAAAATATATAATACCCGGCACATATCCACCTGTAGCTCAGCGGTTAGAGCAGCGGCCTTATAAGCCGTTGGTCGATGGTTCGATTCCATCCAGGTGGACTCCACCCTAGGAAACAAAATGACTATTGAAGCTAAGATTATCTGTGACTCACAAGCATTCACAGCTGGTCCAAGACTAACAACGTTCGTACTTCGTTATCCACGATTCATACATGCCGAGTTTATGACTCATCGTATGTTTAGTAGGAATGCATCTAGTAGTCGTGCTATTCCTATAGAGAAGATGATTGAAATAATTATTAATGATCCGGCTATGCCAATATATTGGGGCAAGAATCAGAGCGGCATGCAAGCTAAAGAAGAACTAGATGCCGAGAAGATTGCATATGCTAAGTCTATGTGGCTCGCTGCTATGAATGATGCAGTAGCTAATACAAAAGTTATGCTTGCATTAGGACTACATAAACAGATTACTAATCGTATCTTAGAACCTTGGCAACACATTACAGTTGTGTGTTCTGCTACTACTTACAAGAACTTCTTTAAGCTACGTTGCCATCCTGACGCACAACCAGAGATTGCTGAACTAGCACGTCAGATGCGTGATCTATACAATAGCACTGAGCCTAAAGAAACAAAGTTCCATCTTCCATTTATCAAAGATGATGAACTACTAGAACATGACTCAGATACTTTGATTAAGTGCTCCGTCGCCCGTTGTGCCAGAGTATCATATCTAAATCATGATGGTACTAATCCAAGTATAGAAAAAGACATTGTACTACATGATCGTCTATGTGCTAACAATCCAGGCCACTTCTCACCTTTTGAGCACGTAGCAGAAGCACAAGATTATGCAAACCGTAATAAGTTTGATAAGAACTTTCAAGGTTGGGTACAATATCGTTCAACATTCAAGCATGAAAGCGGTCTACTATGAAAACTTTACTCGTCGGTATCTGCGGTAAGAAAGGTAGTGGTAAGACACTATTTGCTAATAATCTAGAGTTAGATTTGAATACTCACAACAGTTACCGTCGTTTACAGGTAGATCGTTATTCATTTGCACAGCCTTTGAAGCAAGTATGTCATATACTATTTGGTGGTGATGAGCAAGGATGGTTTGGTACTGACGAGGATAAGAATAAGAAACTACCATTCTTCGCTGATAAGTGTAGCAAAGTACCGACGTACCGTCGTGCTATGCAAGTAGTAGGTACTGATCTATTTCGTAACAATCTATATCAGAGCATCTGGACTGATATAGCATATAATACAATCTTCAACTTCCCTGAGGAACTACAACCAGAGATTACTATTATCGACGATATACGTTTTAAGAATGAAGCTGAGTTCGTAACTAACAATGGTGGCATCACTGTATATATTGAGCGCAATACTAATACACCAACTGACTGGCATGCATCAGAACAGATGCACAAAGGTATGCATAAGTTCGATTACTGTTTCGACGATGTTGGTAATCGTTGGGTGCATGAGGCTTCTATTGTATCACACGACGTAATTAACAGGATCGAAAAGGCACATGAAACACCGTGATCCAAAGACATTAATTTCGCAATTCGAGATTGCAAATTATGACGATGGATCAGAGTTCGTAACAGTTGAATGCCCTTATCATAACGATAAGCATGATGATGTAAGAAGTTGTCATGGTCGTGTTAATAAAGAACACGGTGGGTTTAACTGTTGGTCCTGCGGTGCTACTGGTACACTACTTAAACTAATAGCAACTAAGTACGCTGTACCTGTAAATGTTATCGAGGCAAGGGTAGATGGTTTATTAACTGCTACCCTTACTGACTTTGATGCATCATATGTATCTCACTGCCATACTCAGCTGCTAGGCAACCCAGAAGCTATTGCTCAGCTAGAGAATAGGCATGGCATATCTAAGCAGAGTATTGTTAAATACTCTCTTGGATGGTACAATGTAAATAGCAGAATAACTATACCTGTGTATAATATCAACAATCAAATTGTTGATTTCCGCATGTATAAGTATGATCCTTCTGATCCTAAGAAGAAGTTAAAAGGCATCAAAGGTGCTGAGTCATGCTTATTCTTAGCTCAGAATATCATAGATAACAATACTGTATATGTAACAGAAGGTGAGTTTAAGTCTATACTGTTATCACAGATGGGATTTCCTGCATGCTGCGGTACTGCGGGCGCTGGTACTTGGAGTGATGCTTGGTCTACTGCATTTAAGAATAAAGATGTAGTAATTGTATATGATGTTGATAAGCCTGGACGCAGAGGTGCTGATAAAGTAATACGCTCGATGCTTAGATACGTAAATCGTATCAAGAATGTATTCCTAGCTGATGTAGTTGATATTGAAAATGGCGACATCACTGATTATGTTGTTAAGAAGCATAAGACAGCTGCTGATTTCAAAGAGTTAGTAGAGAAAACACCTTGGTTATCACAGAAGGATTTTATTGGTTCTTCCTCAATAGAGCTAGAACGTAATGATCCTATTGAACTACGACTATCTAACTCATCTAAAGCAGAGTATAACGGCAAGATAATTTCTACTGTTGCAGTAGTATCTGCTAAGGCACAAGCACCTTATGTAGTTCCTAAAAAGTGTGCAGTTTTATGCATGCGTGATAAAGACTACTGCCATATGTGCAAGATATATGCAGCACCTGCCGACTCTACATTTGTAATACCTCCTGATGATCCAGAACTATTGAAGATGGTAGGTACTACAGAGAAGGGGCAGAAAGATGCTCTACGAAAAATATCTGGTATCTATATTAATTGTAAGTCCAGTTCTTTTAATGTTACTGAGTCTTATAACGTTGATGAACTTAGACTTGTACCTCAAATTGCTATCGGCCATACTTCCGAAGAACAGATCACACGCAAAGCCTTTTTCGTCGGACACGGGCTTGCTAGTAATAATTCGTATAAGTTTCTCGCTAGAGCATGCCCTTCGCCTACTGATAGTGTTGCTACTTTTATTGCATATGAAGCTGCTCCGCAAGAAAACGATATTGATACATATAAAAGGACGATGGATCTATCTGTCTTTTCGCCAATTGAGAACACCGTTGAAAGCATTAAGGCTAAACTAGATGATATTTATGAAGATTTTGAAGTAAATGTTACACGTATCTATCAGCGTCGTGATCTACACATATTCTTTGATCTTATCTGGCACTCAGCATTGTTCGTTACATTCCAAGGTAGAGAGTTAAAAGGTTGGGTCGATGCTCTAGTCATCGGTGATTCTGGTCAGGGTAAATCAGAATGCTCATCTAGATTACGCGATCATTATAAGTGTGGTGAGCGCGTAGATACTAAGCGTGCTAGTATTGCTGGTATCGTTGGTGGTCTACAACAAACGTCGGACCGTTGGTTCATTACTTGGGGTACTATTCCACTCAACGATCGTAGGTTAGTAATACTAGAAGAAATCAAAGGTATGATGCCAGCTGCATTATCAGCTATGACTGATATGCGCTCATCAGGTGTTGCTGAACTAATTAAGATTGATCGTGCTAAGACAATGGCTCGTACACGCCTAGCTTGGATTAGTAACCCTCGTTCAGATAGTAAGATGGCTGCATACAATTATGGTGTTAATGCAGTACAAGAATTGATCGGTGCACCAGAAGATATACGTCGCTTTGATATGGTAATGGCAGTAGTATCAGGTGAAGTTCCACTTGATATAGTTAATAAGCGTAACACAGCAGAAGTTAAGCATGAGTACACATCTGAGCTATGCCAGGATCTAATAGGTTGGTGCTGGTCACGCAAACCTAGTCAGGTAGTTATCTCTACTGCTACAGAAGATAGGATACTTAAACATGCGCAAGATATGGGTAAAACTTATTCTTCTACTTGTCCTATCGTTGAACCGTCGGATCAACGTCTTAAAATCACAAGATTGGCTGCGGCTCTTGCTGGTAGATTATACAGCACAACCGACGGCGAGAATCTAATTGTACTTCCTGAGCATGTAGATGTAGTAGTAGAGTTTCTTAATCGTATTTATAAGTCCAGAGCACTAGGATACCACGACTTCTCACAAAGTAAGAAAGGAGAAGAAGACATCACTGATCCAGAAGGCTTAGAGAAAATCCTAGCGGAGATGCCTAATGCTCGTGACTCTATTAATTGCATCATTGATTCTGATTTACTTCGACCTGAAGATATTCAGAACATTACAGATTGGCCGGTCGATAGATCGAACGAGTTTATTGGGTTACTTGTACGCAAAGGCGCTATTAGGCGCTCTAGGCGTGGTGGCTATCGTAAAACATCTGCATTCATTGATATTCTAAAGAAGCTAGATAGAATGAACCTACAATCCGAAACCTACAAAGAACGTATCAGTAGGGGAGAGTTCTAATGCTTAAAGAGCATCTAGCTAAGTTTGATACAGAAGATGTAATTGCTATTGACGTTGAAACAATATCGTATGATGATAATGAACCAGCACTTAAACCATATCATGGTCATCGTACTGGTTTAATTATCATTGGACAAAAGAAAGGTAAAGACAATCTAGTTCTCTCTGTTCCTATACGCCATAGGACAGAGGGGGCTAAGTGTTTTCCACTAGAAAGTGTATTACCTGATATTAAAGAGTTCTTTCTTAAAGTTAAGTTGTATACAAACCTTAACATTAAGTTCGATCTACATAACTTAGCACAAGATGGTTTGTTTCTTCCTAATGCATCTTATATTGATTTATCTAGTATGGCTCGGTTCGTCGACCATACTCTTTTATCATATAGTTTAGAATCTTTATGTGAACTATACACTGGTACAAGAAAGTCTGATACAGCGAAGGTATGGTGTGAAAAGAATAATACAAAGGACTATGGTAGAATACCGCTAGATATTCTTGTTCCTTATGGTGAGATAGACGTTATCGGTGCATTAGATTTGTACTACGCACTACTGAACAGAATGCCTAAAGAGTCTATCAAGGCTTTTAAGACAGAAGTAAATTGTATTAAACATCTGTTTTGGGCAGAGCGTACAGGTATTCCTATTAATAAAGACTTTCTGTTAAAGCGTCGTATTGGTCTACTTCATACTATGATTAATACTAGTTTAGATATAACTAGATTAAGTAATGGTAATATTGAAAACCCAGGATCGTCGGACCAGCGTAACGCATTCTTTACTTCTGTAGGTATTGAACCTATTGAACGTACAGAGAAAGGTAAGCCCAGCTGGGGTAACAAAGTATTAGAACTAGTAAACCACCCTGTTGCTAAGAAGCTAGTAGAATATAATAAGGCTGCAATTCAAGAATCGACGTTCTGCGGTGGATGGATTTCGCATGCCGACAAGGATGGTATTATTCATCCGCAGTATCGTATCAGCGGTACTAGGACAGGTAGATTAAGTAGTGCAGAACCTAATGTACAAAATCCACCAGAATGGATATTAGAGTCGTGGCTGATACCCGACGGTTACACTGGTATTAAATGGGACTTATCACAGATTGAGTATCGCATATTTAGTCATTACAGTAATGATGCTGAACTGCTAGCATTGTATGCTGCTAATCCTAAAGTAGACTTTCATCAATTAATCGCTGATCGTCTAGGCATGCCTAGAAAACCAGTGAAGTCTATTAACTTCGGTATTTTGTATGGTATGGGTAATACTAAATTAACTAAATCACTCACTGTCGCTCTATCAGAGTTCGATTCTCCTGATATGCGTATTAAACTTAGAAAGTTCTTGCCAGCTGGTAAATTGATAATACCAGATATAGGTGACATTGATGATGCTGTAATGGCAGAAGTATCTAAGGGCGTACTTAGAGACTACAACGAGCGTGTACCAGCAGTTAAGAAACTAATGAATCAGGTACGTGAAGCTATTCAAGTACGCGGTAAGATACGTAACTTCTTTGGTAGAGAATATAAGTTTACTCTGTCAAAAGCATATATCGCTCTTAACTATTTGATTCAAGGATCAGCAGCCGATTACTTCAAACAACTACTAGACTTATCTACAGAGGAAATGATTTCTCTTGGATGGCTAGTTAACAGTGAGGAAATCTGTGACTACTACCTTTATGATAATATACATGATGCTATTGTTTGTATTGTTAAAGATGATAAGGTCGAGACATACACGAAGATAATAAATAATCTTTTAGCTAAGGCTCCATTCAGAGTTCCTATTCTGTGTGACTTTGAATATTACAAAGGTAACTTCGGTAAAGGATCAAAGTTATGAACTTCATTCACATTGTTAAATACGGTGTAAACATCATCATCGCTACACAAAATATCAGGCACATCATGTTGAGTGATGTGCCTGATAGGAGTGACAAGTACCAGATCGAAGTTTTATATTTTGACGGTAATGTACTCGAAATTAGGTCTGATGAGTTAAAGAACGATGAGAAGCTATGTATAGCTCTTATGGAAGAAATAGGCGCACTACTCAGTGTTCAAACTATATCTTAAACTATATGCCCTAGCTCAGCGTATACTTTTATCAGCGGCCATGGTATACGCTTTCCACCCATTTCAATCATTAACTCTAGAAAGTAATGCCCGCGTGAAACTATAGCAGCAGTATCTAGCGCAGTGTAATCTATATTGATTACTCCATTAGCCCAATCTGCTCCATCAGCAGTTGGGCTTAATGTTTTAGCTGAGATAGCTACTGATATACCATCTAGCTCTATTAGTGCTGCACGTATCGTTGCAGTGGATAGATTTAGATTACCCATCGTACCGTCGGGTAATTCCTCCTGTAATGTATAGTATAGAGGAGAATCATAGCCTGAGCGTATCAGCTGATCGTCTATATTGCAGAAGGTATTGATATTAGACATTTGCACGTCCTGTGGTACGACGGATTGGCTTTGATGTTATTGTATTGCGTTTATTTGATATAGTACCGAACTTGGAGCAGATTAACTTTTGATTAGAGTTGTATAGAACTATATTTCCAAACGCTTCATCTGATGGAATACCTATTAATCTTATCGGTTGTTTAAGTATCAACGGTCCGAAGGTTTCAGATGACGCAATACCTTGCAGTGCTATTATTGATATTAGCTTAATAGCGCCGAAAGACTCTGATGATGGTATGCCAGATAAAACTATTTTACTATTTAGCTTTATAGTACCAAATGATTCTGAGGAGGATATTCCAGTAAGCAGTATTTTAGGAATTAACTTTATAGTGCCAAATGCTTCTGATGATGCTATACCAGTAAGAGCTACTTTACCATTTACCTTTATAGTACCGAACGCTTCTGATGATGCTATACCAGTTAGTGATATTGTAGTTGGGCTTACAGCAGCTACTGTTATAGTACCAAATGCTTCTGACGATGTTATACCAGTAAGAGCTAGTTTAGCATTTATGTTTATAGCACCGAATGATTCTGACGATGCTATACCAGTTAGTGATACTTTGCTATTTAGCTTTATTGACCCGAAGGTTTCAGACGATGGAATACCAGATAGTGTTATTGTAGACGCTGCTACAGCAGATACAGTTATACTACCGAATGCTTCGTCGGAAGTAATGCCTGTTAATACTATGATACTAGCAGCAGGCTCAACGTCACTATATATACCATCTGACCCTACACGTTCACTGTCTACAGATGGAAAGAACTTATATATGCCAGCAGAGCCGAAGTATTCCATGTTAGCTCACAGTCGGATTATCAATCCATCCTGAGTAGGTCGTACCACCGTAAGCCTCTAAGAATATATCCATATTCTGAGCTATTGTGGATGTAACAACTATTGAAACTGTTTCCCAAGTATCTGCAATAGCTGTCATTTCAGTCTGCACCCGCGCAGTTAGTCCAGGCTGTCTCATTGCTACAAGACGCATTATCAAACCGACGTTATCACGCCGCATACGAAGTGATATTGTCTTAGTCTCATTTGCAGCAAATGGTATAACAGCTACTTTCAATGTGAACGGAGCATCGGCCTGCCAGGATGCAGATGTAATATTGATCCTCCAGCTACTTGTACCAGTGTCAAACACAGTTGTATCCCGGATCACTGTAACACCGCTCATATAGATTCTATCATCACCATCAGCACCATTATGCTTGATTAAGAATACTCCAGCATTGCTGCTATCATTAGTTACAGCGAAATTAACTGCTGTTACACCTTGAACGTTATACATTCCAGTTATCAATGGGGCGTCGCTGTTAACTTTTATAGCACCAGAACATGGAGAATTGAGCTTAACGTCTCTAATCGGTATTGGATCAGGTGTGGTAATTGCACCAATCAGTAGAGAAGACAGATTATTCCAGGTATTCTTTATGGACATACTGAATATTTTACAAGCCGACAACTGAACAAGATCCCTAGCACGAGTATTATATTCTATGAATACTCTCTCAAAAGTTATACCAATACCGCGTAGTAGTGCTTGAATAACAGATTGATCCGCACCGCCACTACCAATGTATACGTCAGTAAATGCTATATTACCAGCTTGTGCTGTTGAGTCGCCTTCCAGTGTTGCACACAAGAATACCATCTGCGAGAATGCGCTATATCTGAATCTAAATATATTAACATAAGATGAACTATTGCCTACTCGGCATAAGCCGAATCTTTCAAAGTTAATGTATGATCTAGTTGTACTTTGGACTAAGAACCTTCCACTACCATTTATAGTTATAACAAATGTTATTCCATTTGTATCCTGCGTACTCATATCAGTACGATTCCAGCCACCAGAATACGTTATAGGTAGCCCTAATGATCCAGATTCCTGCACCTGTACAACACCATTACCAGTGGAGGTTTGATGTTCCATTACAGATGCCAACCATGTGTATAACGTCTGATTAGTCTTGGTATCACCTTGGTACGGTGGTACGTTATTAGTTACTGTACCTATTGCACTGAACAATCCAGGTGAATTTGCGTCTAGATACAATATATCATTTATAACTCCACGAACAAGGAATGGCTTCTCTCCATTCTCAGTCCAGAAATCAGCTATTGTTCCAGTAAAACTAACAACAGTGTTCAATGTTATACAGTCGGAAGCTATTACAGCTTTAGAAGCAAAGAAGTTTTGGAAACGCATTGTAGGCGTTCCAGGATCGCTAGTAGCATATATTGCAATTGATCTAACATTGTTTGGTAATGGACCACCATTTTCCCAGACCAAAGCATGGTATATATTTGTAGGGTTAAGACCGCCAGTTGCACGACATGATGTACCAACTGTAAAAGAGACAATAGGGACATCACCAGTTGCATCACTACACAAATCAACTCTTATACGCTCAGCACTCTGTGCAGAACTTGTATACATCCATGCATTGAAGACTTCATAAGCAGAGAAATCAGTAGCAACACCTAGATCAATGTATGCCATTTTACCAGTTACAAATGATGTGCCAACAGCTAAAGACAATGCATTAGCTGTTACACGCTTATTCGTTGTATCAGAAGAAGCAGTTATATTCGCTGATGCAACCCATCCAGCACTACCATCACAAGTAGCAACATCCTTGCAAGTTCCGGCCGGCAGACTAATCTGCGCTGTACCATTAGTTATAGAGCAATTAGTGATTGATCCTGTACGGCTCGCCATAAAGCGAACAGTGTCTCCAGGCGCTGTGCGTGTAGATGTTGCACCAGATTGAATGGTTCTGAACCGTGATGCAAAATCTGTTCCAGCATTTGCATCATTGCCATCATCTGCACCGTACAGGATTCCCATGAATTACTCCGGTAATGTTGCTACGATAGTCATCGCAGCTGGAAGCACATATGTATTATGCTGTATTGTTTCAACTGACAAATCACTCAACTTAAGAGCACCAACCTCTGCTCCATCGCTAGGAGTGATGAGAATGTAGTCATCTGATCCCATGCGGAACGGGCATCCAGGCTCAAGATTCTGAGCTTCAGTAGTCTCAGAAGCGAGTTGTGGAAATGTGTGTGTAATCGTTGTTTGCATAATAACTCCTTTCAAGAGTTAGAGTTTGAATATCTTATTTGCGCCAGAGTCGAACTGAATAGTAATATCACCGCCACTTGGAGTGAATGGTAATCCTGTACCAGTATCAAAGATACAGATGAGTGGCGACGTACTAGCTACACCAGTATCTTTATATAGGATAACATATTCAAACTGATCGCCAGTAACACCAGTAATAGTTACATCATCTGCATCTGCTACACCTAGTGTGCTAGTCTTATTAGATAAATTACCGCTGGTACCAACACGACCACCAGCGGGAATATCAGATAAGAACTCATGTGCTGCTGTATCTATAGTATAGTCAGCAGCATCTACACACACTACTTTAATATCGTTAGTAAGCCAAGCAATAGATCCTTCTAGGAACTTCTGTCGGCCTTTATCATACATTCTGCTTGCCATGTGTTATCCTTTACTTTAGGATTTCGGCTAGATCATCAGCACTTATATCACCTAGCGTAGCAGCAACGTCGACCTCAGAACCTTCGTTCTCAGCATTATAGGCTTCAAGAATAGTTACAAGACGAGGCTGTGCAACCTGCTTAACAGTGGCATCCTTAGAAACCTTCTTCATAGCTGGCGAGTAATCAGCGTAGTAGCTCTGCTTTAATAGAGCTAACTTACCTTCATTATTGACAGTTGCATAACCAACGCCCGCAGGATCATTGATTATTTCATTCTTGATTAACTCAGGTAGTGTTGCCATTGTATCATCCAATGTTTACTAGAGTGAATTGACGTGAGAAGAACACCTTAGAAGTAGCGTCTGTGAAACGCACGAAGCCAAAGTAAGTCCCTGGGCCGAAGTCTAGGTTAGCAGGTACTAGTGCTAGAGTACACTTACCATCGGTAGCAGTAGTAACAGTTACTGAAACTGTCTTTAGTGCTGCGTTACGACGATCCGAGGTATCATATACAACTAGATCGACGGTACCTGTTGATAGTGCTTGAATAGCACCAGCATCAGTGAGAATAGTGATTGGAATGCCAGAGTAGTTAGCACCCTTTTGGAATTGTATGCTTCCGCCAACCTGACCGTTAAATAGTGCTTTCATGTTATACCTTACTGAATGATTAGTGTTGCGGGGATGTTAGAAAACTCTACAGTCGAACCGACGTTTTCAACACGCTTCATAAAGCCATAGTAAGTACCAGGGCCGAAGTTGAGCTGTGCTGATGTTAGAGTTACAGTTAATGATCCAGCGGTTGCAATAGCAATAACACCTGCTGCTGAGAGCGAGGACGTTACGCTACGATCCTTCTTAGTGTAGAACTCTAATGTAAGAGTATCTGCTGTAAGGTCTAGCTGCGCACCAGCGTCAGATAGAAGAACTACATTCAAAGCAGGTTCGTCGCCACCTTTGAATAAACGTACTTCTGGACCTTCGACTCCATTGATAATTGCTTTCATAATGTTCCTTAGTTAAAGGGTTTCTTAATTCTATCTTTATCTAGTAAGCAGTCAAGTATTATTTGATACGCACGGCTCTTATACCGCCACGAACAGTGAGAGTTGAAGTTGCAAACGTAGCTACAGCTTTTGCATAATATGTAGTATCAGTTGCTAAGGTTATGCGGAACGGCGGCGATGATATTATGGTTTCACCAGCATTTAATACTAAAGCATTAAACTTCAAACGAGCGACGTTACGATCGTAGTCACGCCCTGTAGATACGTTTCCAGTTGCAGTACCTATGAATGCTTCAAGGTCAGTAATGGTTGTAGTTGCTGCTGGTGCAAATCTAGCTACTACAGTTGCTTCCCATACACCTTTAGTCAATCCTAGTGATGTTATATCAGCTATGGTTGCTGTGGTTAGAGATACAGTAGAACCAGCGTATGCTTCTTTTAACTCTCCTACTTCTCCAGCTAGTATTGCTCTAGCTGTTGTATCTCCCCATAGTATATTTCCTGGGAATGCTGTCTGCGGTACTGTTTCGTTACCGCCTAGTGCGGCACCATTATCAACACACTGCCTAACTCTCTGTGTAGCCATTGTATCTCCTTTATGAGTAGATTACACTACCGAGTGGATCTAATTGGAATGTTACATTAACCGCTATTACGCCTAATTCTAAGGTTTCAAAGCACGGTCTTTTATAAGTACCATAAAACATTAATTGAATAGTCGTACTACCAGATTGTAAATACTCGCTTATAAATCCAGAATCTACTGTAAGTTGACCTATAGTTTCTGAACATGGTGTAGGGGCTGGTGGCGATAGCACAGTTTTATCTAAATATAAATATACTCCTGACTCTCCACTATTTACAGTATTAGACCCATGACCACCATTTATTATTATTTGCACTCTTACTATTGTAAATGGTAGATCCCCAGTAGAATATTTAGCTATTAAATCGGCCGCTTCTACAGATGAATTATATACAGTTATTGATGCTGGATCAGCAACTATAACAGGATGAAATCCATCCCTGCATGGAGGATCGGCAGGTATTGGCTCTGTAGTATCACCGCCACCTTGCGGGTCATCATCTTTAGTACCACCAGGAGTGCAATCACATGCTCCTAGTGTACTGCCACCATTACTATGTGGGCTACCTAATCCATCTCCATATACTGGATTTGTAACGCCATGCATATCAGCTACACCATCTTGAATAACGTCTGGATTTATGAACCCATTCTTTGCAGATTCTTTTATATTACAATATAGTAATGGGGACATTTGCTTTGCTACTATATCAACATACGATTTATCTAGCTCTATATGTGTAGTTATTCTATCTATAGTGCATAGACCAGCTTGCAAAGGAAAGAACTTTTTCTTACTGCCAGCAGTCTCTAATGCATAACCATAAGCATTATTAGCGCCTATAGGATATATAGTCCCTGCATGACTATATACTAATGCTCCTGGGCCTGCTTTACCATATGCTCCAATTACTAAATCGGGTATATATGCTTGATCTGCTGCACTAGGTATAGATAGTATAGAATTTTCATCTAGCAACTCAGGAGTATTAAAATATAACGTGTCCCCTGGTTCTAGCATATAGTTGTGTAATGTAACTCTACAATTTATATTCCTAGTAGTACAATTTATTTGCTTTATTGAGCCTGAACCGGGAGAGCATACTGCGCCACAAAAGAATGCTGCACTTTGTATATCTTTAATATGCTTTAAGTCAAATTGTAGTATATTATCTCTGCTTGATAATGCCTTGCCTCTAGAATCAAGCATCTTAGTCTGACTATCATAATCAGACGATATATATGAAGCCTTCAAGTAAACTGGTAATGTTTCTGTAGGCTCAAATATAGTTATTGCTTCTAGTGCTGGGGAACAATCGCCGGAGTATACTATAATCTCTCTGCCATTATTCTCTGTGTTTCCATTGCCAATAGACACACCTATTGATTTCTCTATTAGCTTAGAAGAATCAATTACTCTTGAATAATTAACTTTTGAGCTTAATAAATACTGGTCTCCTAGCTCTATTGGGTCAGTAGCAACATCTTCACAACCTATAGACTTAACACTATTTGTATGCTCAATGTCATGGTACTGATTATATAATAATTGAAGCTTACCATCTCTATAGTACAGAGATGCACATGCTTCATATAATAGTGTATCTAATACTTGTGTTAAAGTCTCATTATATATTTTAGCTGAAACATAAGGACCATAATCAACAGCAGTATTATTTACTGTTTGATCACCGAATAGTGTTGAGTATGTTTTACCTAACTTATTGAATGGATAGCTAGTTGCTTTGAATATATCGTAGAGTATATCATTTAATTTTTTGAATGGTCCAATATCAACAACTAGAAATGAAGAGTCAATATTACTACCTGTATTCTCATATAGTTCTACTGTAGATGTGCTATTAGGGGCAGTTACTAAGTCATTTCCTAATGTTATTGTCTTAGTAGATTTTACATAGCTTTGCACTATATTAACTTGCCCAGCACCAGTGCCAGATGCTATCTTAACAATAAGTCCAGTTATATCTATACCCCCACCAACTAGAGGCTCATTCAATACTATTGTAGACACACTACCACTAGCTACAGTGTATGTTGCCAGTGGAGAATCTGAGATTGTTTGGTCGCGTGCAATCTCTTTAAGATCGCCCTTTAGAGTAATCTTACATAGATAAGGCAGGAATATCTCTACTGCGCAGTAGTTGTATTTTATAGACTCTATAGATTCTGTTGGTATCTTTATTAACTTTGAACCATACGCAGCATATATTCTATCACCTGTTATTGTAGTACCAGGGAATAACTTTATAAAATAACCGGGCTTCAAATTAGCAAAGTTATTTAGGAATGGTTTAGCATGTGAGTTAATGCTATTATTTATAATTAATAGCCATGTATCAGGCTCTGTACTAGTTCCAAATCTAGAAGTATTTACAGCACCAGATACTAGTACAGTTCCTAGTGATACACTGGGATTTCTTACATAATAATTTGCAGTTGTGTACTCATTAGTATCACCAGTAGCATAATCAAAATGTGCTAATATACCATTAAATGCAATTACTGTTGGGTTGCTTATATCTGACCATCCATCAGATACTAATGTTGTAGAGAATCTTACAGAAATACCCGTCTCTTTATATGTAGATGGAGATGCAAATGTTATAGGATATATGTTCATATATCCTTTAGCTATGTCATTTACACCAGATAACCTCACTACTTTATCAGCTATTGTAGCCTCTACGCCGCCTATAGTAGATACGGAATGGACCGTTAATTTGAAGTACCCAATGTCAGATGGTAGATTATCTATTTGTGACTTATCTTTAAACGCTATTTTTGTTCTCGAATATATGTTTGGAAATATTGACGCTCCAGCAAATATACCTACACTCTTACAATCAATACTCATTACTGGCTGATCGAAGTAAGTAGCTTCTGATGCTACGTTAGCTGCGAATAGTCGAACACCGCCGACATTCTGGACATCTACTTTCAATGCTTCACCGGTACGACGGTTTACTAGAATCACAGTAGGGTTTGCACTGCCTATTATATCATCTAATAATCCCTCTAATGCTCCTAGCTTAGATGTTGTACTACCATCTAGATTAGGCGTAAGACGGAATCCATCAGTAACATTATAAGATGCTACTGCTTGGAATGGTATTTCAAAGTAGTCTCTACGCTTTGTTATACCAGATGTGGCTGTAGAATCACCATACGCCTTTACTTTACTATGGTACCCTATGTGCAAAGGGGTATCTACAAGTAGTTTATACTCGTCTAAGTCATAGTGAGTGAATACTTTATCTACGTCTGCCGGTACTAGATCTATTGCACTATTTAACTTATCATTCATTAATAGTGTGAAGTCTATTAATGATATGTCAGTTGTTAGAGATGAGTTACTCCAGTTGAACCCATCTATTTTATACATTCCGCTAACTGTCCACTGTGATAGTGTAAGTACAAGCATTTGCTCTGGGCTTGTAGTGTATAATACAAATAGAACATTAACAGGTGATAATGTCCCTGTTATGTACTTATTACCTATACCTTTAAGGTTCTTTAGCGCCGCTGTTCCATGTTTTAGTTTAACAGAGGCTGTTTTACGTATCAAACCACCAGACTGCGATACCACCTCTGTTATATCTATATATTCTATATCGTCAATTATAGTATTATCATTCTTTGGTAGTGTATCAACTATGTCAGGCATATTTGAATATATGCCTAATACTTTATCAGCATTAGTAAATATGTCGCTGTTTCTATCATTGTATGTATAGAACGCTCCTAGCGCATCAGCTGCTGGGTATGCCTCCGGTGCTACAGTCTGAGGCTCGTCTTCTGTATTAAAATAATAAGCAACTAGTACCGCTGCTAGTGATGCATCATATGCAGATACTAGTCCTTGTTTCATACTTTGATCCTCTTAACCTTTATTGTTGCTAGAGTGGTATTCGCAGGCGAGTTTTTAAATTTAAGCTGTAATGTAGTGGCTGCTAGTTCTACATCAAACGAATCATTGTATGGCAATGCTCCAATACCTTCTGATACAACTTTAATATCAGATGCAATTATATCTACAGTTACAAGCCTACTAAATTGTGTAACACCAGAAGCTAAGTATCCTACTACTAAGAATACAACATGCTTCATTACAGCGGATTCAACTGAGTCGATAACTTGATACACATCAGCAACACCAACAGTTGTAGTAGTAGTTGGTGTATGAGGTGTATTGTAATCTGCTATATGTGCCGATAAAGCTGTGCTCATTAGACTTCCTGACTGCGTAGAATCATTTACCTCTAATATCTTTAACGAGAAGTCCCACAGTATATTACTATTTATGTCTCTCTTTAGAGTATATCCAGTATCAGACAGATTCAAAGAGTTTTGATTAACTCTTACGTTATAGGTATTACCTATATAGTCTTGATATTTAACTACCGCTAATCCCCAACCTACAAATTCTAGGAATTGTATAAGCGCAGCACGCTCAGTGTCTGGTATTGACTTAAAATCTAAAATATGCTCAGTTGATAATGTATTGCCATAGTCATATACCTTCACTCCACCATTAGCAGTCCTGAATATACTTTGATTTCTTCCACTGCTTATCTGATTGCCTATCTCTGGTGCTTTGATAGCTAGAGCTAGTGTAGCAGTCTCATAAGTAGCATCCAATGGATACCAGAACTTACAGGTGAATGGATGATCGTATGCAGGCATCTTATAATCCTCTTACTACGCCTAGTTGTGCTGCTGACCCTACTGTGCTACCGTTAGTTGTTCTATCATCGCGTCTAAAGTCACCTTGACCGAAGGTATCGGTATTAGGTGTATCTATCTTATTACCTTTATCCTTAGCTTGCTTCTTTAATGCTTCTGTAACTCTCGCTTCTACTAGTGATTTAATCTCTGGTGCTAGCCCAGCCCACGCATCAGGCACAGATATTGATAGATTGTTTGTTACTGCTGCACCAGACTCTTTATTAACAGCAGCTATTGCTTTAGCGAATTGCTCTGCAATCATGCTTAACTGCGTAGTCTTAGGATCCGATGCTGCATCAGATATACCACTAGTGTACTTACTAGTTACATCTTCCATCTTAGACCCGATTAGTGCATCATATGAGTGTGAACGATTATTCCAGAATCGCTCTCCTTCGCCACGTTGTGTAGCATCAGACTTCATAGCATCATATGTTGATTCTATGTTACCACGAATCTCTTTTGCTCTATCCATATCTCCGCTGTTTAGTGCAGATTTATAGTTATCTATTAAGCCTGGTAGTCTCTTTTCTAACTGTTTGAAGTTAGGGCCAGTTCCGCCGGGTGTGCCATCATCTCTACGCTTACTACGACGGTCTTGAATATCGTTCAGTAGGTCTTCTGCCTTTTTACGCTCTGCTATTGACCTCTTATGTTCTTTATCTACATCTGATAGATACTTCTTATATGCATCGAGTTGTGTTTTTAATGCTTCTTCTTGTGCTTTAACTTCTGTCTTAGTCTTTTGATTTAGTATCTTATCGTATAATGCATCCATTTGATTTGTTATATCATTTACAGAGTTTCTACCTGCACTAAGCTCTGGATTAAATCTAGCCTGCGCATTCAGTAGTTCTGCTTGCTTATTATACTCTGCTACTACTTGCTCTAAGCGCTTTTGCATAGCACTTACTCTACTAAGATCCTGAGACTCTATAGCCTCTTTAAGATCATTCTCAGCTTTTAACTTTTCTTCTAATAGTGGTTGTAGTCCTTGTTCATACTCAATACGTATTTGTTTCTTTATATCTTCCAGCTGTGCCATTGCATCTTCACGTTGTAGTGCTAGGTCATCTAGTGCTTCACGTTGCTCAGGTAACATTCTATCATTCAATGATTTAGTTAAACGCTTGCCTGGAGTAATTCCACTATTAGTAGATGAGAAGTCCCACCCACCTGATGAGAATAATGATTTACCTGCTTCATCAGTACCAGTTTGTGATCCTGATATTGCATCATATGCATTCTGTAATTTTGCTTGCTTCTGCCTTTTGATAACCTCATTTATAACTTTAATTAATTCAGTCTGTGATATGCCAGAATCTTTTAATTGCTGTTTTGCAGCATCCATCAGTTCTTTAGGTATTTTTTTATACCAATCTGTGACACCTTCTGTAGTAGTATTAGAAAGGTCTATAGTCTGTATATTTGAGTAATCATTGCCTTTAGTTCTATTCATTACACCAGCAACTGCGCCGCTATTACCGAACATATCTTCATATTGCTGCCCAGCTTTCCCACCACCAGTAGCCTTATTAATAAACTCTGCCATTGCAGAGCCGGCGTTCTTTAATGAACTAGTTACAGAGTCTATGCCTGCACCGATGCGATGCCATAGATTATCTTGAATCTTTAATTGTGCTACTATAGCAGATCCATCAGAGTTTACAGTAGCACTCCATTCTTTCCACTTATCTAGATTGTTAGTTATTGCTGCTGCGCCACGCTTAGCGAATGCTTCATCGAATATTTCACCTAATGCTGTTAGGCTGCCGCCGGTCTTTTCCTTTATCTCTGCCATAACATCAGCGAATTGCTTGCCTTTGAATGCATTTTCGCCGTATGCTATTCCTAGACGATCTAATTCTTTCTTAGCTTTAGCAGTTGGATTAGTTAGCCCGTCTATGATACGGTACATAGCGGTGAACTCTTGACCATTACGGAAACCAGCGTTAGTTAGTGCGACTAAGCCAGTACCTAGGTCTTCTATAGATACACCAGCAGATTGTGCAGCTGATGCTACTTTGCCTAAGTGGCCATTCAATGCTTCTACTTGTATCTTACCAGCATCAACGATGTTGAACAGCACATCATTTACATGTCCTAACTCATATACTGACTTGCCATATACAGTCATTGTTGTAGTTAGTGCTGATATAGCAGTCTTTAAATCACTACCTAGAACCATCTTTAACTGTAGTGCATTCTCCATGAACGTAGTTAATTCTGATTCTTTGATGCCAGAAGATAGTGCTTCTTTCATTCCTTTGACTACATCTATTATGTTAGTCTCGAATGCTGCCCCTAGTTCTCCCGCCTTTTTTCCTAGGTCTGATATTTGGTCTTTGAACGATAGTGCTGATGCTGCATTGTTATCGTACAGCGTACTCATATCAGCTAGAGTCTTATTTAGCTCTTTACCGTATACAAGTAGTCCAGCAACAGCTGCTGTAGCTCCTACTGCTGCACCACCTATTGCTAGTGTTGACCCGCCTAATTCTATTCCGCCCATTCCAACCATATTAGCTGCTGCATACATACCGCCAGCGGCTTGATAGTTGCCAGTCATTGTTGATAAACCAGCACCTATACGCAATGCTTTATCGGCACCCATTGAGAACGGTGCTGGTTGTTGTGGCTTCTTACTACGCGCAATTATATCTTCGCGTAATGCACGTATACGCGCAGCATCTTGTGATGCTTCTAATGCATTGGCTTTAGCTATTGATCTACCTACTGCATCCGCGGCTTGTTCTTGTAACCTCTGCTTTTCAGAATAAAATGCCTTAGCGTCGGCTAGTATCTGACGTTGCTTCTCTTTATTAGCATTTATCTCCGCTGTATTGAATTGCTTATTGGTACGTCCAGTTGCATTCTCTGCTTGTACTAGTAAATTATACTCTCTCTTAAATGCTTCTTCTTTTAATCGCTCTATTTCTTTTAATTGACTTGCTTGATCTTGTTTAATCTGGTTTAATATAGTTCCTAACTTCTTACGAACGCCCTCTGGAGCATTTGCCATCTCATCATTTAATTTCTTAAATGATGTTTGAAGCCCATCTAGTTCTTTCTTACCTTCACTGTTTAGCTTCTTTAGATTATCTATGGCCTTACTGGTATCAACAGTAGCCTTTATAACATAATCAACAGGAGAACTATCACTCATAATTTGAATCCTAGGGACGTGGCTTCTTCTATGTCTCTTATGTTACCGTATGCAAGCAAATGACCTTGAGTAACTCTATCTTTAGAATAGAACCACTCAAGGTCTTTGCCAAATCTTTCACATAAACGATAAATTTGATATAGTTGAGTTCTACCTCTTGGTAACTCTGGCACTGAGCGTTTAATCTCATTACCTACTACTACATCAAATTCTTCTTTAACATCTATTACGAATTTTTTTTTGTCTCATCAATCTCATCAACAGTGATCTGTGTTAGTTCATGTACTATACCGAACACAGTTGATATATCACCTTCTGATAGTCCAGATGACCGAATCTCATCAGATAGAGCCTTCATGCTTTCCATATTAACAGGTAGATTAGTAAACTCTATTCCAGGGGTATTTTTAGTTACCTTCCAGAATGTGTACATATTCTTATGGAACTGCCACTCTTTATAATCAGCTATATACTTAGCATCTTCCCAATTAGTAACTCGCTCAGGTGGCTTACCTACGCGAGATATTTCTGTAACTGGTGGCGCTGGCTCTGGATATATCTTTATGAACTCGCGTTCTAGACCGATTGGTAGTGAAGTTACTACTAGTTCAACACCATGTATACTAATGGTGCGAGCTACTCGATCTATCTCTTTACCTTGAATACGCATGGTTGCTCCTATGCGATAGTGGAATGGAGGACGGAGATTATACTATCAGGGCGTGAAAGTACGTGTTGGCTTTACAGCTAGACACATACCTGACACGCTAATGCTATTAGCATCATTACCTTCGCGGAAGTTCAACGACTCAGCGTGGAACTTGGGGAACAGTAGTGTTTCGTAGTTAGCTGGATTGCAAGGATCAAAGATCCTGAACTCTAGGTTCACACGGAATGGGCCACAACTAGGATCGACGTTCATCCAAGTTGAGGCATTACCAGCTTGACTAAGCGCATCGACAACGCTAACGCCAACGTTACCAGCGTTACCTTGCCATTGCTCGAATAGGAATGAGAAGCTAACATCCATTTCCTTTTCATCACCAGCACGGCTGTGATCTATGACACCACGATTACGAATGGTGAAGCTAGGCGAATGAACAGTGAAGTTTAGATCGCCAGAAGCAATGGGAATGATTAGAGTGTTAGGAGTACCCGAGCCGTCAATGATTTTAAGCTGGCCATGGCGAAGATTACGAGTAGATGACATATGTTATTCCTTATCTATGATAATACCTTCTGTAATGATAACAGAGGACATTAAGTGTAATGGCGGTGAGTTTTGATATATCTGTTTAGAGAAGTCAGATAGACTCCTCAAATCTATGTATTTAATTATACTCTCTTTGAACTGGATGCAACTACTTTTTATCTGTATATCTTGCTGATGAAACACATCTTTATATATGTCTCCAAGCTCATATATCCTATTAATCTTTTTATCTGCTCTATGCTCTGCGTGTGCAGAGTATGTACTTATTTGTACAGCTATCTTTCTTCCTTGAGCATTCTTTCTAATATTCATAGGAATACTATACAGTAATTCAAACGATGCCCATTCATCTTTACCAGCAACAGATGGATTTGCCATACCTTTTAGAAACACTGGTGCAGTAGGCAGTATATCTGCTACCATCTTTGCTAGGCTAAGATATATCTCAGAGTCTTTAGCTTTCATATTGTTGCCTTAAATTTCTCAAAGGCTATCTTTACAAACCCTTGATGTTGTGATGGATAAAATCCATACTCAATATATTTAAGATATTTATCCCACATTCTATTAGCAAAGTAATATACAAACCCTTGCCTAGTCTTCTTCTTTACTAATCTCCATCCAGAGTAATTATCCCCATCTTCTAGCGAGAAGCCTGGGCCTATCTCTAGTCCCATTTTAGCAGCTGGATGTGACGGGTACATATCTCTGAATGCTGCAACACCAGCAGCAGCGCCAGTATCTTTAGGTGTTGCCTTTACTAATTCCATACCGAATACATGCATAGCATAATCAGTCTTAGCTTCAAACTTACCAACCATGTCTTCTTCTATTACCTTCATTATATCTGCAAACTTAACAGAGGCTTCTTGTGGATTATTAACAATTACAGGTGCTTTAGGTAATAGATTTCTACCTTTTACATTTAACTTCTCAGGTGTCATTTGAAGTCCGTGCAACCTAATCTAATTCTAGATGCCAGTGTTGTAAAGTCTATAGCACATACACGCCACTTCTTTTTAAGCTGCGGATCATATAGTGTATCACCATCATTAATAGTGTATTTATCAGATACAGGTACTTCTATAACAACATCGTACTTATCAATGTTGTCTATCTGTACAGCGCCGTCTCTATCCTTAAACTGCCGTACAGACTGTGAGTTGCGGTTAGCTAAACCTCTATAAATACAACCTTCAATTAGGATCTTTATAGGATCACTGTCTAATACACCGGTAGTGTAGTCTAATTGTTTATTATAATCATGAGTTAAATACAGAGTAACTTTATTATCAAAGATGACATAATCATCCTTAATACCTGTTACGAATAGGCATTCGATATTAGAGTTTAAGTCTATATCACTCATAAAGACTCAGGTGTAGCCTACTGTTTCAATTTCCCAAGGCTCTTCTAATTCAGTTATCTGATCGTTCAGAGATTTGATCTGGTCGTCAAGCATCTTAGCATACTCTATCCAAGATACTTTCTGACCATCAATATCGTAGTTAGGCTTAGGAGACTTACTAAGTAAATACTTCTGATCGACTAGGTTATCCCTAGTCTTCATCAGCTGTGTTTTTATTTCATCGTCTGTATATGGCATAGATTATCCTTAGTAAGAGTAACACCCAGGAGGGAGCAATCTCCTGGGTGCCATTGTACTCCGCCCTCCACCCGGCGAATTATGCGTTATATAGCTGAGCAACGTACCATGGAGCGCGAATGTATGCACCGCCGCGTTCATCAGCACGGAACTGAGCAACAACGTCACGATCAAAGTCGTCATCACTATTTGGTCCCTTAGCACGAACGCTAAGTGGGAATAATGTACGATAACGGAATGCAGTCTTAGGATCGCCAATGTACCAGTAATCAGCGGCGTTAGTAGCTGATACACCACCTTCGTTGACTAGGAGCCAATCTAGCCAAACGCTAGAAAGAACACTCATAGCATTGATAGGATTGCCGCTGATCGTGACGCGATTACCAGTGTTGGTAGCTTCACGCACTTCTGTAGCGTTGAGGATACGCTTAGCAGTGTTGACCTTATAGGCACTTACAACCATAACCTTTGGAGTTACAGCGATAGGTTCACCTAGAGTGCGATCATCCTTCATAGCAGTGAACAACTGCATAGCAGTGTCGACGCTAGTCCAGTCGGCTAGAGGAGTAGAAGCCTTCTTATTGATACGCGCACCAGTGGTCAGGTAGGTATTAGCTGCAACGCCCTTGCGTGAGAAGCTATTATCTAGACCAGCGAACACGCGAAGAATGCGCTTCTCTTTATCAGTACCTAGACGCTTACCAATGCTCTGAGCCATCTCTAGGACTTTATCAGTCTTATCGAAGAAGATGATTTCGCGAGTTAGGCTGATACGTAGACCGCGCTTCTTAGTACGAGGAACGTCGATGTAATCCTCACCGAACTTGGTGTCAGGATATTCCTCGCCTTCCTTCACTTCTAGAGCGTTATCATCAATAGGAGCAATACCAGGTTCACGGGTATTGTCTTCGTTAGAAGTTTCCTCTGAGACTAGCTGTGATCCGATGAACTCTGGAGCCTTATATGCCTCTAGAACACCCTGCATAATAAGGGTCTGAGTGATATTAGTGAATGCAGTCGAGTTTACTGGGTCAGTAGCTTCTTGAATAACCTTGGCTGAGCCTTCTGGACTATCCTTGCTTAGCTTCTGTAGGCAAGCAGAACCAAGAGTAGATTCAGCAATATCACGGATGCTTAGTTCATCCTTAGTGATCTTGCCTTCCTTCATAAGACTGACGATATTCTCGGCTGTCTCACGAACTTCTGCTTTAGTCTTGCCTTCAAAGGCGACTGATAGATTTGACATATTATAAGCTCCTATTTATTAGCGCTTAATAGCTGTATTGATGAGGCGGACTAGAACAGTTGTTGAACCAATCGGTGCTTCCTTGACTACAACACCAACTGCACGAGCCTTAGTAGCAACTGCTTCATAGGTCTGCTTTAGGTTGTTACCAGTGTCCTTCGATAGCCCAACATAGGTACCGAATAGATAAGCTGATGCAGCAGCAACAGTAAGAGGAACTTCAAAGTTACCATCTTGTAGAAGCTGAACTTCTAGATCACGAGGATCAGTAGAAGCTGCACGACTACGGCCACTTGCAATACCACCTAAGGCAGCAGCAAAGTTAGTCTGAGTAGTAGCTAGATCAGTAGTCCAAGTGAATGAAGTTGCAGCTAAAGCTTTACCTGACACTACTGCGGTAGCATCACCAGGGAGAATAGTTGCAGCAGGGACAGTTGAGTTGAGTGTAACAGCTAATGTTACAGGCTCAGTAGGACCAGTACGATGAATAGTTGGCATATATTATATTCCTTACTTTTTACCTAGGGCTGCTAGGATTGAATCTTTATCGCACTTCTTCTTTCCTGGTGCTTTTGGAGTAGTTTCGACGCTCTCATGCTTGAGAGTCTGAGGAACTTCCTTAGCTATAGCCTTACGATCAGCTAGAAGCTCTGTGGTATCTTTACCAGCTTCAATAGCTTCACGAACTAGCTTGGTGAATGTTGCAGTCACTAGATTAGCTGGAATACCAGTGATGGCTTCCTGTACCTTCTTATCTAGTACCTTTTCTGCTTCGATAGCTTCTTCCTTAATCGCGGAGACAATGTCTTTACGAGAAGTCTTAAGCATTTCTAGCGTAACTTCTTCAATCTTCATATCATTTCCTTCTGTAGAGGTTGATGCAGATGTTGATTCTTGCACTGGAAAGAGTTTGCTAACTTCAAGGGTAGCATCCTCGTATATCGATTTTAATTTTAATGCCTTTTCCTTAGCGGTCAAACTCTTTTCCATTGAATACATGCTTTCCCACACTAAATCGCTAACTGCCCTTGCAACTGTCCGTATTTTATCATCATCAGTTAGTTCAGTAATCTTATCTCCTACTACACCTTCTGAGAATAGACCATTAGTAGTGGATGCGTTACTTACTATATCAACAGAGAATACTTTACCTACTTTGGTTACTGCATTCTCTGATTCTGAATAAACTACTTGTGCGACGTGCGACATACCTAGCTTAGAAGGCTTGTTCTCTGCCCACCACTTAACGGCTTCAAACAATGGGTGCTTCTCGTTAAGAACTACATCACCATATATTCCTTTACCTTCTTTGAATACTGGTGAGTCAATATAGCCTATCTTATCAGCAATGTCACGGTTCTGATATTCTGATTTATTATGATTGGTGTTTACATCCACACCATTATAATTAGACACAGAAGCTGATAGGGCTTCTTCTTTATAAGTATAAGGATCAGTTTTACCCTTTTCCTTATTCTTAGCCTTTAAGCCTACAAGGTGAACGTCTTTTATACGATTACCTTCAACCTTTAGGGCTTCATTATATACCTGTAATGACTCGCCATTAGGAGTTACTACAGTGTCTTCAAAGTGTACTTTGCGTTTACTCATTTGATTCGTCCTTCTACTAGTTGTAGGCGAGTATCCATAGCACTTACAACTTTATTAAAAGTCTTAAGTTCTACTTCTACACTCTTTATTAGTTCTTTAAGTTCTACGTTATTAGCCTTCATATTTGACAAGTGAATATCATGCTCTTTGATAGCGATGGTATTACCAGCGGATATTCCGTGTAGCCATACAAGATACATTATAATGAATGGAGTTACACTTACAACAGCGTATTGTAGTATTGATTTAATACTTACTGCATTTAGTTTCTCTGTAGCCACGTTACGCTGGTCTTTACTGTTATGATGTGAATGGAAATCAAAGTCATCGTAGGATTCATTTTGCTTCTTAGCAGTTGTCATTGCTTTCCTCCCCCTGCATCAGCAGATTTAGGTGTTCCTTTTGAGGTTGTCATTCCGTCATTTGAAGCGTTATTAGATGCAAATGTGCCGCCAGCACTACCAGGAGCTATTTCACCTGGCTGTAATGTTGCTATGTGACGAATGGTATCTGCGCGTTCTATATTATAGTTGAATCCGAAGGTACGAGATATAGTACGTGGACCGACAGAGCCTACCTGTTGTAATACTTGAAGCACTCTTGCTTCATCTAGTGATTTACCAACAGCTAGACGTGGTCCGAAAACCCATATAGCATACTTAGTCTTTTCGCGTTCTGTATTAATACCCATTAATTCTTGGACACGCCAAAATAGCTCTATAACATGATCATATAACCACATCTGCTCAGTGCTAAAGTTTGCTATTACTGGTGATCCAGGCGACAGTGGATCAGTGGGTTCTTTTGCTAGAAGCCAATCAACAGGTAGTACATGTCCTGCTGCTATCTGCGCTAATTCTTTATCTATTACACCAATGAAGTTAGAAGTATTAATAGAATGTGCTGGAAACTCATATGTAGTTCCCTTCGGTGCATCTAATATAGTACCAGCACTTAGTTTACGTGCGGTAGTAGATTTACCAGTTACAGAGTCGGTACGTGTACGTCCATCAGATTGCTTATTTACTAATGATTGCACGCGAGCCTGGGACTGATTCTCATGCTGCCGTATTAATGCAATAGCTGATTGAATCTGTGTTAAAGTAGACACATTTAATAGTAACTTATCTAAACGACGGAAATTAGTAAACAATGGCCAGTTGTCAGGAATACCTCTAGGCGTATCCATATCAACATTACGCTTACCATGTATAACTTTTTCTTCTGGTATAGTAGATTCTACACCACCTATATTAACAACATAGCCTATGACTGATTCATAATCGGTTGGTGTCTTTAGTTTTATACCAGAGGGTGCTTTTACTGAGTCGCTTGAACGAACTACATAAGGATCAATAAAGCGTAATGTAGGAACATCATTGGTATCGTAGATACGCCAGAGGAACTCTCCATCACGCTTTGCACGCTTTAATGTATCTATCAAACGTAGGTCAAACTTGTTAGCAGTACAGAAGGCTTGCCAGTTCTCCTTCATCTTCTTTATTTTACTATCTGGCTTTGCTTTCCCTATGTCCTGCGGTTCGCCTAGATATTCAGCGGGTGTTATCTCTACTGTTACACCATTACCAATGATGTGATTACGATAATGAAATTGTATATTCTTTGCTATTTCGTTCGTAGAGTCAATGGTACGCGAGATTTTACGAATACTATCTAACTGCGCATCAGTAAACTCAAATGCCTTATCTTGTAATGTAAGAGTTAAATCAGCATATCCAGGAAATGACTCTAATGGATCAGAGTATACTTCTGATGCTTCTTGAACTAACCTCTCAACAAATGTTTCTAGAGATTTAGATAATTTGCTCATGATTATATTTTATCCTTATTTACATTACTTCAAGTGTTTATACAGCGAATGTTGGTCCTGATTTAATTACTGCTGTTTCATATGCCTCTAATAAACTACCGTTCCATGCTAGCCCATTATTAAGCGGCATTTTGAAATATGACGCTGGCATTACCATTAGCCTAGGCAAAGTTCCACCGCCGCCTGGGTTAAACGTGCCTATTATTCCATTTTCTAATAAACATATATCATAATAGTCAGCCGCTTCTACATCACACGTACCTACGGTTAATTTGTTGGTAGTTCTAGTATGAACAACTGTATATGTAGCACCTGAACCAGACCAGCTTCCAGTGAATGTTGGCCAATCACCATAACCTGTACCAACACATCCTGGAGTTATTCCAGTACAAGGACAAGACCCGCTAATCATTCCAATATATGCCCCACTATTTTTTATGTATCCTGGATCTGATCCATATGGTGTATATACGTACTCATACGTCATTCTTCTTGTTAAGTTATCAGGTGATGTGTAGTTTTCCTCTACTGTCCACGAAAATTCAGTATAGGAATCCATAAACTCTAGTATTACTTCTGGTAATATAACTCCATTTAATGATACTGTTACACCGCATTTTAATGAAGTGCCATTAAACCCTATTTGACCAACATAAGTACCACCTGTAGATTCCATTCTGCTCATAACCATAACAGTGAAGCCACCTTGAAATACAGTAGTTGATCCATTGCCGACTGAGCATATATTAGCACCGCTCTGAGATACTATAGCACTATTCCTAGTGCCGGAAATCCATCTAGATGATTGTATTTTAACATTTGGTTGTGTTGCTATAAAAATACCTACTGGCGTGTATTCATTAGCTTTTACATTAGACCCACCAGAAAACCCATATGGAGTATATCCAGATGGTACTAATACAGTTCTATATGGTATTAATACATTTGGTGCGGGCGGTATACATTCCACCTGATCCATTTGTATTTTCTTTTCTGGCGTATATCCAGCCGTTATTATTGTTTTTAATTTATCCTTCGTACCTTCTAGCACATTATTACAGTTACATATCATCTTAGCTTTCTTACCAGTGTAGTTTGAATGTGTGAATGTAGCCCCTAACCCAAATCCATCTGAAGAAACAGACACAGATCCATCGTGATTTTTGAACTTTATCTGTCCATCTCTATATATTAACCAGCCAGATGATACTCTATCGCTGCCATCACCATCGACACCTAATGAGCCTCCTGGCTGCTTATCGAACGATAAATCTATTATCTTTTCACCTTCTAAACATCCACATGTTAAGCTCATATATCTGCTTTCGTATTGTCAATAATCCTCTTTACATCAGCATCTTGAAATTCTCTATGTTCATTCTTATTATATAAATACTCCACATATTCTTTCTTATCTTTAGGTACTGCACTTTCTATAACATCTTTGGCTAGATCATAATATGCTTTTGAATCACTTAGTGACGACCTGTACTTGATAAGCACATATATCCCTATACACAAAGATATACACGCAAGCCCATAACCAAAGTATAACCAATACGCCAACACTTGAGGTATAGCTAATGCTAATCCCATTGTAGCTGCACAAGCGATCCCCGTCGTTAAAATCATCTTCTTTGCTATTGGAGAAAAGAAAAAAAGGAACACACATACTAGAACGCCTATTAAGCATACTCCAGCACATGAGTAAGAGATTAATTTTAGTTTATCTAATCGTTCTTCTTCCAGCTGCTTTTTCTTTATATCTAATTCAGCCTCATATGCAGCTAGTAATGCTTTAGTCTTAGCTATATATGATTGTAGTTTCTTAACGGCTTCTGGAGTTGGTACTTCTTCTGCTACATTATTATATGTAGGCGATGCTGTAGCACTTCCAGCAGATATTCCTTCTGCTATTTTATTGGTGGTATTGTTAATACGCTCTTGTATTCCTTCACCTTTACAGGATAGCATTAGCATTGATATTACTATTAATAGTAATGTACGCATATCGTTCCTTAATTGAATGATAATTGGTCGCCTAACCCATCATCACCTACTGCACTATCGTCTTGCACTTCATCGCTATCACCTAGATCATGCACTGACGTTAGAAGTCTTATTAGTCCTTCTAATGCATCTGGCCCGTCATCATGATCTGAATTAGGATGATCTTGTATCTGCTCTAGTAGTATCTTTGTGTATGGGCAGTTTCGTTTGAATCTAAAGAATCCACGTTGAAACCATATAGATAACCGAGATATACGAGTATTCTTATGTACTCCATAGTTCTCAACACCTATTATATTTGGCGCAATTATGCCTTCCTCTTGTAACTTTGCAAATAGTTCCTCTGCTACTAATGCTTGGAAACCATTAGATTCACAGCCAAATGCTACATATCTAACCTGTTTATACCATTCTACGATAGTAGATGTAAGTTCAGTTAGCGGTATCTTTCTTATGTCGCACTCAATATAACAACATCTCTGTGCAGGGCAATAATGACCAGTGAGTATAGGGTTATAGTCACCACGTTTTGTTTCTAATCCTTTTGATGGATCGCAGAATCCTACGGTTACTAGCTTCTCATCAGGTAGTTCATCATACATTACTGCATCAGAGAACCATTCTTCAGGAAACTCTGACTTTGTAGGATCTCTAGGATTATTCTGCTTTTCTGCATCAAACGCAGCATCACCAATAGATGCACGTAGGCACATTAGATCGTAGTAATCTTCTTTCTCAGCCCATAGCACTTCTGTATCAGCAATCATTGCTGCTTTATTATCTATAAATAGTTGTTTACACTCCTCTTTACGTCCATCGTTCCACAGCTTCTTCCACATCTTCCATAGTTCTTCTTCTTTACTCCATTTCATTACAGCGCTGAACTTAATGGTTATGAAGTCAGGACGATCAGCGAGTATACCTACCATACTCTTACGATGTAGATTATTGCCTACAACGAAGAAGTTAGTGTTTGTATCACCACACGGTATCAATGCTCTATTTAGCCAGTTAATATCTTTGTCACGCATGGTCGGTGATCTAACATCATCATCACTCTGCGGGTCGTCTAGTACAATAAGCGTAGGACGAAATTGACGATATTTAATACCGCGAGCATTCTTGCCTTTACCTAATGCAGCTATGCATACACCACTAGCAGTGATTAAATACTCATCTGACCAACTATCTCCTTTAGTGCAAGCCATCGGATACTTCTTACGAAGTTCCTCATTAGTCTCTAGTTCAGCACGTATGCTTTTAACGTATTTCACAGCCATATCGCTGGTATCAGCACATAGTAATATGAATCTTTCTGATCCTTCACATATAGCTTTTAACGGCATAGCAAATGAGCAGAATGTGCTCTTTGCATATCCACGCGGAACTATAACAGTACGCCTCTGCTTTCTACTGAACTTTAATTCATCAGCAGTGCGGCATAATGTATGATGTACTTCACTAAATCCTTTATCGAAGTAGTGAGGTATATACTTTTGTGCCCATTCTAGCAGACCTATTTCATCAGTTTGTACTGCTTTCGCTCTTATGCGATCTGCGAGCGACGTTAGTATATTCTCTGTCATATACCATTTTCCTCGTCGTCTATCGTCATACGTGCTGCTTGCTCTTTCAGTGAGTCGTGCAGTAATCGTATCTTTACATCTTCACCACGTATCTTTATTGTATCGCCAGGAGTGAATGGTATGTTTTCTACTGGTCTTGTTTTAGGTTGTAACTTCTCTATCTCTGATGCAACGGTTTCTAGGTACTGTGCTGGAACGTATTTAGCTATAATGTCAGTTACACCAGAGAATATCTTTTCTATAGTCTCAGGAGTTATTTCATTCATCTTACTCATCTTCTCAGTTATCTGAGAGATTTTCTCACACAGTATTGTTACTTGCGCTATAAGATCAATAGGTATTTGCCCTGTATTGACCTTCATCACGATTTCACTTAACATCAAACGCATCATCGCTTGTTCGGCGTCTAGCTGAATCTTAGTTGGTGAACGTAGTATAGCTTCGTAGCGTTCTTGCAGACTGGGATCAGAGAATAAATTAGTATACATATTAACTTTCTTTAAGTGCTTCTTACAAGTTAGTGAATTACTATATGTTGTGCATCTTTGATTGTATTTGTTTATCGCTACGCAGCGACGACGGCCTTTGTAATCTACTTCCGGCAGTACGCCGGTACGTTCGTATATATTCCACATCAACTCATTTGCTCTTACATTACCTACTGCAACACCTAACTGTATCGCTGATAACAGTTCTGGATTATTACCATTGCATACTTGTACTATGCCTATGTACTCTAGATCAGTAACTAAATCTCTATTCTCAGTAATTATTTCTTTCCAATTACCGCCTTGCAGTTCAGTAGTTACAATATTACTTTCCATATAAGAATTATACTTGACAATTACTATGTGTCAAGTATAATGTAACAGTTAGTATTCTACTAGCAATGGAGGAATTATGCAACGAGTTGTTAATGAGTGGAAGTATGTGCCGGATAGGACTGATCTGATTATTCAGTCATTTAAGACTGGAGAAGTAGTTATATCGTTCTATGGTATTAAACCAGATTATATCATGGCTCTGCGTCATCTACGCTGGTGCTTTGAGTCAAGTAAAGGACATGCCTATGCTACTGATCTTACAGCAGAGATTCCTAAACTTCTAAACTGCGGTACGCATAAAGTGTACTTATGGAAGTATCTATCTTATCTAATAACAGGTAAAGTTACTTCTGCATGGGTACGTATTAATCTATCTGAGTTTAGATTCGGTGAAGGTTCTATACTAGACAGCTCTGGATCAAGTATACTTTGGACGGACTTGGCTCCACTCCAGTTAAAAACTTCTTGACTTTTGTATAAAGTCGGGTATAATAGATTTACGGAGAGCCTATTATGCCGCGACTTTTCAAGTCTTGGGTTAATACAGTTGATGATGTTTCACTTCTATGTGTGACTGTAGATAACAAGACTATATACAATGCTCTGATGCCATCTAGTGTTGGTTCCATTGTGGCAGAGTATAATTGGAAATACATCAAGGGTGTATTCTTCTGTAAAGATGGTACGTTATTAGAATTGTTATCGAATGTTTACGGCTACGAAGGTAAGGTACGTAGAATAGAAAGTACAGATGACTACTTTCCTCGTAATATACAATCTAATTTGAGTAACTTTAATGGTAACTTCGGTACTTTGATACCACGGGCCAAAGGCGATTTTGTCATATCTCGCGTAGACTGTCATCCTAGAATGAAGTATAAGAACAAGAATGAATGGTGCTGGCTACCCGTTAATATACAGAATAACAAGTTTGTTATGGTACGTATTAACAAGTGTAATGCACATTTTCTTAATAAAAACGCTGTATTAATCAATAATAAACTACATTTATATCCTGATTTCAAAGGATTTGATGGTAAATTTCATGGAAAACAGCTTACTTCTGTGATATTTAAGGCTGTTTTTGGTATAAAAGGTTATAATAAGCATGTAAGTTTAATAGATTATACTGATTTTAGAGTGGATTTTAAGCAACAATGCTTCGTTTCTGGTAAGAATATACGTAATAATTGGTCTAAATTACAGGATAATATGTGGTTATTAGAGATAGTTATTAGTAATACTAAGCGTTGGTTGCCTGATACTTTGGCTTATCGGAACAAGAGTACAGGTAGAGTTTATGCTATTTTTAATAAGTGTTATGATGAGAATTTGTTTACTTGGAATGACGGTGCTATGACTATCAACGTGTACGACGATCTTAATACCATTGCAGCACCTATGTTCATAGCACGCGATAACAAGATGCCAGTTGATAATATATACATTCCTGCTAGAATGGGTAAGTATTACCAGAAGGCTGTAGATACAGGTAACTTCAAATCTAGAGCTGCCTTTGAGCATACTGAGTTATCTACGCATCGTGGTGGTAGAGTTATGATGACCAAAGCTAAACTAATATCCAGAAGAAAAGTAAGTGCTGCTGTAGTATATGAATATGCTACAGGTAAGTATGCACTAGACTTGCGTCCTGAATCAATTATCGTCGGTTCTACTAATAAGGAAGCATAATCTATGTCACTAGAATACGCACTCAAAGTCAACGAAGAACTAAAGAAAGGTCTAGTATCAGATAACGAGGCACATATTCTTTTACGTTGGTACCGTAGTATGCCATTTCTTGATGGTATGAAGGTACAACGGTACGTCGAACGTTGTACTAATATCGTCGAGGCTGAGTTGTTTCTTGAACGTCTTTGTATTATGCATGAATGTGACCCTTTCTTTAGAGCGGCCCATATTCCTTTTGAGCTTCAGTTACAAGGAGAACAGTGATAGTATGCCACATATAACAGAGAAGTCTGTAACTAACTATTCTAATAGAGTACAGTCTAAACTACTCAAAGGCCCATGGTCAGCAGATGAAGATTCTACACTAATACACTTAGTGTCAAAGTTCAACGCTGAGCATACTTACAAAATAGGTAATGTTAACAGAATGTATGCTATAATATCAGATACTATGCATCGGTCTATTTCTTCTTGTCAACGACGGTACGTCGAACTAAAGAACTTAGGGAGAGCGTAATATGCCTAAACTCGAATACATGCTCAATGGGGATACCATTGAGGCATCATCAGATATTAAACTTGCATTCTTTTGTCCGGGATGCGAGTGCCATCATGCTTATACTATTAAGGCATATAATAACGTCGGGCCGACGTGGCAGTGGAATAACAGTATGGATAAACCTACTTTCTCTCCATCTTTACTTGTAAACTTTACACAGTGGGATGAAGAACAGAAAGTTGGTGTTAAGAGAGTATGCCATCTATTTATGAACGATGGTAAGATACAGTTCTTGAGTGATTGTACACATAAGCTCGCCGGTACGACGGTTGATATGCTTGATGTGGAAGTGTGATATGGCTCCTAACCTAGATCACGATGATATAGTAGAGCATAATGAGCACTTATTCAAGCAGTACGTAGAACCATACTTACTGACACCAGAGAAATATTACTATTACTTACAACCGTCACAACATATCGACAGTGCAACAGAAGTAGTTATAGTTTCACGCTCTAAACTAATAGACTATCTTAAGACGACGATATTTTATGCTGCCTCATTATCAGAAGATATTATGATTGATGACTTTCTTGTAGTACACTTTGGTGCAGAAGCTAAGATTAACAGCAGTGGCAATGTTGTGGTTGATGTTAGACCAGATGAGGCGATTTCTACTGTTAGGAGATTATAAGTATAATTGGTATAATAGATTATATAATTTATCTGCGATTTTATGCTCGATATACCTTTGGTGCTTCGGGTGATTTGTTTTATTGTATGATGATACTATGATACTGCTTTACTGATGTGCGATGATTCATTGGTACTGCGGTACGTCGGTACTTTGTTATGTAGATATGATAATGATGGGTATAATTGGTATAATAGATGTTGCTTGCATTGCGCAATGTTACGACGGTGCCTACGGCCCTTTGTAAGCGTGTGTTAGCATACCCTCCCCCATTGGCACGTTGTGTGCTTGTCATATGTTATCGCTTGACATACATTCAATGCATACATTGGCACGTTATGTGCTAGTGTCATATCAACGTATCACGATGGACCGATGGTACGACGGTACGTTGACGGGCCTGCGGACGCGTTATGATAGGGCCATGCAGCCAACGTGCTGCGCTAACCATCCAACGGTGCAGCAAGCACCAAGGACATGTCAGCCATGAGTGCCCATAACATCCTCATCATCCTTCCCGGCGCCAAGACAAAGATAGAGGAAATGCAGGATGCATCATATGCATTTATCGCAGCACAGGGAGCGAAGGGACTGAAACGCAATGATGCAGACGCTTCACATGATGCAGATATCATCATCGACGCTGCCAAGCCGATCGTTGAGGAACAAGCACGAAAGCATCTGCGCAACGCAGTAGGCAAGGATACATGGCAGGATCGCGCTGCGCTACTTAAGCGCGCGCTACAATTGTCCCGTAGTGTCCGCTAATCCGCCGTTATTGTAACATATCCGCGCCAGAGCGTTGCCAACGGTTAAATATACGTCGGCACGCAAGTCCCCGTATGGGCAGGCGTGGAACAACATATACGTAGCACAACGGTACAATGGTCAATATTGACCGACGTACCGTTGTATCCATTCCCATGCCCTAACAAGGGAACGAATGGAGTTTGTACGTTTCAACGTGGTGGCAGTACCACAACATGCGAAGGCTAAAGCATGTGCAAACGTACCGTAAAGCATTGCGACAACATGCCATAATGAGTCACTAGGGGAGAATAGTACCTAGTAGCAACGGACCATTGTGCTAATAATCCTACGAGGATCATTCGATCTTCGTAGGATTATTGTTTTGTATCATACTACAATAATCGCAAAATATCATACACAACAATAATCCTACGATACAAAGGACGACGATATGCCTGCACCAGTAAATCCATCATTGAATAAAAAAACAAAGCAATGGACAGTACAGCGCATCCGTACAAAACAAGGGCGCATTGTACGTGATGGCGATAGAATACATCGTGGCAAAGGTCCATGTTCGGAGGTGAAGCGTAAAGCGTACCGTAGGTACGCACATCGGACGGGATTTAATGCTGAGTATGTTCGTTGCTCGTCGTTACAGATGGCATAATTGCCTAGAATATAAATCCCGCCAAGCCGGCCCAAAGTCTGCCGGCGGACCCGAGGGATTGCCCGATAAGGCCGTTTCCCGTCGATCCTGCGGACTTTGAGGGGCTGACCATTGCCGTCGTCCGTCGGGGCTGAGATCGCATTTTCTTAGCATTTATGTCTAGGAATACTTTTATACTGTGGTACTGCGGTACTGCGGTACTGCGGTACTGCGGTACGACGGTTCAGTGGTGTTTATACTGCTGTGAAACTTTGTACAGCTATGCTTTTATCAGTAGGATTTACTATCAGAATTACCTACGTTCGTCGGTACGACGGTACAGCGGGTGTTTTAACAGAAGTGGGCCAGATAGGTACTATACTGATATATATGTTACTTACTATTGTTATAAATTAAAAAAAGAAAAAAAGGGAAAAAAGGGTGTAAGGTTTTGTTTACACTTTTTTTTAGAAAAAAAGATTTAGAGAGAGATCAAACCTAAGTAACATATATATCTATATAGTACAGTAGGTGGCCCACTTACCGTCAAACTTCGGACCGTCGTACCTACGATCATCGATCCTAATGACATAGCCCACCCCCCGCAGCGTATCAAAATTCCTAGCATCATGCATTCTACTAGGCATTATCATCTCATCAACATTATATAAACGTACAGCAAATCAAAGTTAGCATTGTTGCAAAACTATATAAACTACTGATAAAACCCAGACAGCGTCTAGGTAATCCTAGCACCTGTTACATCCCAGGAAAGCACTTATGTGCCCTTCAATCTTCTCTGATCTATTTCTGACCCACTACATCGAAGATAACAAGCTAGGACTATTACTGTTGAAAGCAGTAGATCCGCTGTTATACTTTCAGTGCTGGGAGGAAATTATCTCTGTCTCACAAAAATCTAATATCTAAGGAACAAACAAATGAAAATCAAATGTGATTATACACTCCACAGCGGTACAGTTGTCAACAATTTCACAGCAAATGTAGAAAATATGAAAGACTTTCATGAGTATATGCGGCAAGGGTTTATTGTTAACGGTGATATTAAGTCGTTCACGATCCTAGAAATCGACGGAACAAAGATAAATCATCCAGTCGAAGAGAATGTACTTGCTGTACAAAAGCAGAAAGAATCACTGTTAAAGAATGCAAAGATAGGCGATAAATGGAAGACTAGAAATGGTATTGTACCAATGTAATTAAACTTATATGAATATATATCATGTATATTCATATAAGTTTAATTACATTGGTACTGACGGTGTAAAATATCTTCTTACAACCACAGTCGATGGTATATACGATATTGATGCAACTAAACCGCAGGATCTAGACATCTTCGAACCGTTGAACCAAAGCATCACAGGAACGCTGATCGAAGATAAAAAGAAAGTCGATCAAATGCTAAAAGAAATAGAAACAGTATCTGGAAACTTACATACAATCTACGAAGTCGTATATCGTCGTACCGACGGCTCAATGGTACAAGTAAAAGTAGAGCATAAAGTATTAATACCACTGTTAAATGCAATAACAGAAGCGCATGGTACTGATTGTCTGCGGTCCGTCGATCAACAATATACACATTAAGTAGTCGTACCTTTGTAATACAGTAACAAAGTAAAAAATGTTACTGTATAATTAAAGTACAACCACCCATGCTATCCAAGGAGCATAACCATGCAACATTCCATCATCACCAGCCCAAAAGAGTTCTGTGAACATTATCATGCTTGCGTAACAGGGTACAATTTCGCAGTACAATATGAAACAATGGAAGAAGTATGGAATAAGTGTGAACGACCTGATTGGATGATTTGGATATTGAATACGTTACAATGGAACTATAATAAGCAGAAACTAGCAGCAAAGTTCGTCAGAGAAATCTGGCATCTATTGAAGGATCAACGTAGCAAAGATGCTATTATTGCTATTGAAAATGATTCTTTAACACCTGAAATCAAAAATGCTGCTGCCGCTGCTGCCGCTGCTGCTGCCGCTGCTGCCGCTGATGCTTATGCTTATGCTTATGCTGCCGCTGCTGCCGCTGCTGCTGCTGCCGCTGATGCTTATGCTGCTGCTGCTGCTTATGCCGCTGATGCTTATGCTTATGCTTATGCTGCCGCTGCTGCCGCTGCAAGAAAACAAATGAAATTAAAGCAAGTAGCAATTATCAAAGAGTTTATTGGTGTTA